TCACCACATCCGCGCCGCGATCTGCCGTTCTTCCGGCCCGATCGCCTGCGCATAGATCGCCGTCGTCTTCATATCCGCATGACCAAGCCAGCGCTGCAGCATGTGAAGTGGAACATTCGACGCGATCGCGTGGATACCGAAGGCATGCCGCAACCCTTTTGGATTGGCCTGCGGCCCGTCGATGCCGGCAACCGCCATGACATGTTTCAGATGCCGCCAGGCTGTCGACCGTGACACCGACCAGAGTGGCACGGCCTGGGCGCCGGCGAACTCCACCGCAAACACCTTGCCGAGATCCTGGACCAGATCTTCCGGCAACGGGATTTCCCGGAAAACAATCTTGTTGCGCTTTTTCAGCGAGCGGATCGACACAACGCCCGTTTGCGCCTGGAAGCTTTGAGCCGTCAGCGACAAGGCCTCGGAGAGCCTGCAGCCGGAATAGGCGATCACCCGGCAGAGCAGCCGTATCCGGTCCGGGGACCGCTCTGCGGCCTCCAGAAAGGACATTCGTTCACTGCCATTGAGATAAAGACGCCTGCCGTCAGGCGCGTAGAGCTGAAGTCCGCCGTCCAAGTCGCAACCCTATTGGTTATAGTGTCTCACGAGCACCAAAGGTTGCGTAAAAATACTCAAGCGTTTCAAGATGAACGCTACGCAACCGAGAATTAGTTGTCAATTATTGTTTGAAACAGCACGGTCCGCCGCAACACTATAACCAATTCTGTTTCATGAGCATTGAGAGCGTCTAGAAAGACCTTTTCAATGCTTACTTTTACTGCAAACTATTCAACTGCAAGACCGCACGCACCCGCGCAAACGAGAAACGGCAGTGTTGACCTTCTGCGGTTTGTCGGTGCGATCGGCATCATCCAGTTTCACTGCGGCACGCCTGGCCACCCGATCAGCCTTGCCGCTCTGCCGATGTTCGTCATCCTGCTTGTCTATTTCGGCGAAGGCCGCAGCCTGGAAGGCAGTGCCCGCAGGTTGATTGTGCCATGGCTGATCTGGAGCGCTATTTACGCCGCGCTCAAGATCGCGCAAAGCGTGGTCTCCGGAACGCCTCTTCCAGCGAGTTTGCCCCCTGGATGCTGTTCGCAGGAACGTCAATCCATCTCTGGTTTCTGCCCTTTGCCTTTGTCTTCCTGTGCGCTTGCACCGCGGTGCCGGAACGCCTGCCGCCGGCAGCGCTCTGGACGCTCTGCCTGGTGCTGTCAGCTGCGGCTCTCTGGGTGTTCAACACACAGACGGTTCCCACGCCCTTCATGCAATGGCTGGCTGTCATCCCCGCTGCGTGCGCCGGCCTGATCATGCGCCGGACGCACAATGCCTTGCTGCCCCCGGCTGTGCTCGCGCTGTCCGGCTTCAGCGCCTTGCTTTTGGGTATCGACGGCATGACCATTCAGCTGGCGGTGGCCGGGCTGGCCGTCGTGCTCGCCATGGCGGTTCGACTGCCGCAGTCGGCCCTGACCAATTTCCTGTCGGACATTTCCTTCGGTCTCTATCTTTCGCACCCGGCAGTCCTGGCCGCCGTTCTCTATGTTGTACCGATCGGCAGCCCGCTGCTGTTCCCCGCAGTGGTGACCGGCTCCCTCGCCGCAACGCTTGCCTTGAGGAAAGTTCTTCCGGCAAGTGTCTAGGCAGGAGAGCCGACCCCCGTCAGTAGGTCAGCATCAGATTGTCGATGTCGTAATCCGAGCCGATGTCGACACAGTTCAGGCTGACCTCGAGCGTCACGGCATCAGCTGGAACCGTATAGGCGCCAAGCTTTGTCCGCGTCTCCGGTATCGTGAAAATGCCCTCGGCGTTGGAGTCGTAGATCGTCACCGATCCGCCAAGAGACTGACCGGAACTGTTGAACGGCTCGACATTGATCCAGAGCCTGCCCTCGGCATCCATCCGGGGAATGTCGAATGATAGATCCAGGACCGTGCCTGGCGTGACCGGGCGCCTGTCCGGTCCCGTGATCTCGATCCGGGTGAAGGACTGCGTTGTTCCGGCGAACCGGGCAACATTGTCAACAACAGACGCCTCGGTCTTGACGATGGTCCAGAGCAGCGGATCAGCGAAGTCGCCATACCCGGCCATGATGTCGGTCACAACGACTGGTGGAGCGGCATCCGCAACAAGCTCGATCGACACGATCGTGACCGTGTGATCATCCGTCCAGCTTGCCGTTGCCGCATATTCCTCGATCGGAGCGCCCTGCACATAGGCCAGGCTGAACGCAAGATCAGCGGACGTTTCTGCGTCACCGGTATTGCCCTGATGGATCTCGCCAGCCCCGGTCCAGGTGATGTCCTCGGTCAGATCGCCGTCATACCGGCAGACCGAATGCAGGATACCGCTATATTCGGACGTGCTGGTGATTTTCGTTGCCAGAGCCGCTGAACCGCTGTTACCGACCACGTCACCGAGGATGATGTCCGAAAGGCCGCCCGCCTGCAGAACCGTCACGGCAACAGCGTTCTGTCCCGACGCGCTCTCGAATTGGATGGAGACATCGTCCGTGCCGGGATCCGCAATGAAGGCAAAGGCCTGCTGGTTGCGTGTCCGGATGGAAACCGTGGATTTCACGGGCACCGCTGTTCCTGTCCCGAGCGAGCGCCCTGGTGCGCCGATCGTTGCCGTGATCGTGCTTTCCGCAAGCGGGATATTCAGCGTTGTGAAAATCACGATCAGCGGCTTGCCGGTCGGGGTGAATGTGCCGGTATCCGTCCAGCCGGTCACGCCGAGCGTGCTGTTCTGATATTCATGCAGAACCGTCGGCGTCTCGACCGGATAGGTTGCCACGACCGGCACCGTCATCAGCGACCATTCCTCGATACCCTCCATTGCTGTTCGCCGGGCGAGATACTTGCCGACATCACCGGCCACAGGCGCATAGGCCGCAGCATCCGCGCCGCCGACCGGCGACCAGTCCTCGCGCGGATCATAAACGTCATCGACCAGATACCACTGATAGGTCAGCGCCGTATGCCCCGCCGCCATGATGTAACCGGCATCCGCCGTGACCGACCCGCCGACGACCGGAGCGTTCAAAAGCTTGGGCCGCACGACCCAGACAGGGTCGAACCGGTGCAGATTGGCAGGGTTCGCAACCGCGCCGACAGGTGGCGCCGCGAAGCTGATCGGATTGCCGGCAATATCAAGACCGAACCCGTCATAGGCCGGGAATTGCCCCGCCAGCGTGACCGGACCGCCCGTCCCGGGCAGAATGTCAATCGCATGACCTGTCAGTGACAAGGTCGGGCTGTCGACCTTGAACGCGACATCACCCTTGATAATGTCCTCGTAAACCTGATCGAACGGCACAAGGCTGTCGCTCAGATCATACGGCGCCTGCTGCGTGTGAACATTGTTCTTCACGCCGCCCGGGATAAGCTTTTCAGCAACGTAACCGGCGCCGTTCATGATGTTGTTCATGGACGCGAACTCGATCCAGATCTCGGCAAGCGAGCCCAGGATCACCGCTGTCGGATATGTCGCTGCGTTCCGCCACGGCACGACAATGTTGTTAAAGATGTAAGTGTCGCCGACGATGCCCTGACCGGTTGCCGGGGACAGCTGCGGAATGTCGGTCGTGTCGTCATAGTTCTGATCTTCGATCGCCCGGCCGTCTGTATCGAGCGTGTTGCCATGGATGAAGTTGAAGACGAAAAACTGTCCGGACGAGCGCTGGAAGGTCCAGTAACCCGGGCAGGCCCACCAATAGTTATGAATCCACAGACCGTTATGGCCGCCGCCGTAGATGTTGCCCTTGTTGGCATGTGCCGCCTGTCCGCAGTTGATATAGTGGCCACGCGAAACGATGAAGTCCTTCAGGCCATAGAGCCGGATCGGGGACTGGTCGGCTCTGAGCACGACGCATCTGTCAATCCATGCGCCGGTCGGCGAACTGTCATATTCATTCCAGAAAGGCCCGGTCGCCTGAATTCCGAACTGGTTGACCGCATCCGAAACCGTTGACTGAGAGACCTTGAAATTATTGACATTGCGCATCCAGATCGGCGCGTAGCTGCTCTCCGACCGGTAGGTGTCCCTGACCCAGACATTGTCCAGTTCGATGTCGGTCGCATAGGGCGACGCGCCGACGCTGTTGCCCGCGTTGAAAGCATAGTGGCCGTCGTTCTTGTCGCCCGCCGAACTCGAGCGCTCGAGAATGATCGACTTGAAATTCAGATGGCTCTTGCCGGTCACATCGACGCAATAACCGCGCCTGGAATACTCGATGTTGACGTTGACGTTGCCGACATCGCTCGGCCAGAAATAGATATCGACGGTCGCCCCGTTGTCGACAAAGCCCCATTCGCCCCGGCGCATCATCGGCAACAGGTTCACCAGAATGAAACGGTTCTTGTAAGGGTTCGATTCAAGCGTCCGGCGAATATCGGTGATCCCGGTCTGATCGAAGTAGATCGTTTTCGTCGCCTCGTCGAAGCTCAGGACCTCTGCCCGCGTGTCGCCGTTCGGATAGCGGTGAAACAGGATGTCGCAATTCTCAAGCTGCGCCTTTGTGAACCGGTCGGTGAAAGACGGCTTGCGGTGCCCTTCTATCAGGATGTTCGGAGCTGCCCCAGTCGTCACCATTTCGTCGGCGTCGAGCCAGTCCTTTGTCGCGCGTTCCGTATGCGGATATTGCGGATTGGGCCGGCGCCCCATGCAAGGCCGCATCGGAACGTCATTTTCGAACAGGAACGCCGCGCGCGGGTCATCCGACGCAATGTCGGTCTTGGCCAGCCCGACGACCTTGTACATCTGGCCGTAGTTCGCGCCGACAACATCCTCGTCAGCCTCCGTGCACGCAACGGCATCGGTCAAAGCTTCCGCCGCCGTGATGACAGGCTTCTCGGTTCCGTATCCCGACAGCGTTATGCGCTGACCGGCCAAGCCGGACGGCGGCACAATGCTTTCCCGGTACTTGGATCCGTCGGCATTACGGATCTTGACGACATCCCCGGGCTGCGCCAGATCGAGCGCCGCCTGAACAGTCGACAACGCTGCAGCGACCGTCAGCCCGTCATTGCCCGGCAGACCGTTGACCCTGTCAACGAACAGATCCCCGTCCGTGCCTTCATCCCGATCGGCAAGAAAGCCGGTTTCAATGGTTCCAGACACGACCTGCGTCACCGAGATCGTAAATGCACCGACCTCGAAGCCTGCAGCGTTGGTCGCGCGGATCGTTACCGGGTGCTCATTGTCCGTGGCGAAGTCAATCGTTGCCGCCAGTTCCAGGGCATTGCCGTTGATTGCGAACTTGCCGTCCGGATCGTTCTCGATCGTATAGGTAACGGGCGCGGTACCATCGCTGGAGATCGTTGCAACAAAAGCGCCGATGCCGGCACTTTCCAGCACGCTGGTCGCCGACAGGTTGACGACCGTCGGCTCTACGGCTTCGACGACGTCGGTCACCGAGATCGTAAAGGCACCGTCCTCGAAGCCCGCTGCGTTTGTTGCGCGGATCGTCACCGGGTGTTCGGTATCGGTTTCAAAGTCGATCGCCTGGTCGAGCACCAGGTTGCTGCCCTCAATCCGGAACTTGCCGTCCGGATCAGCCTCGATCGTATAAGAAACGGGCGCGGTGCCATCACTGGAGATCGTCGCGACAACAGCGCCAACACTGGCGCCTTCGGACACACTGGTCGTCGACAGGTTGACCACCGTCGGTGCAACGGCCTCGGCAACATCTGTCACGGTGATGGTAAAGGCACCGACCGCGAAATCGGCCGCATTGGTCGCGCGGATCGTCACCGGATGTTCGGTGTCGGTTTCAAAGTCGATCGCCTGGTCGAGCACCAGGTTGCTGCCCTCGATCCGGAACTTGCCGTCCGGATCAGCCTCGATCGAATAGGTGACGGGCGCAGTGCCATCACTGGAGATCGTCGCAACCACAGAGCCGATGCCGGCGCTTTCAAGCACACTGGCCGTCGACAGGTTGACCACCGTCGGTGCAACGGCCTCGACAACGTCGATGACCGAGATCGTCAGTTCCTTGTCATGGAACCCGCCAAGGTTGGCAGCCCGGATCGTGACGTTGTGGCTGGTTGCAGTCTCATAGTCGAGCGGCTGATCAAGCACCAGGTTGCTGCCGACAATCCGGAACTTGCTGTCCGGATCGTCGATAATCGAAAACAGCCACGGCGCATCGCCGTTGGAACTGATCGTGGCAACGATCGTGTTCGGCAAGGCTGTTTCCAGAATGGACGCGGCCGACAGGGTGACATCCGTCGGCTTGTTGCCGACAGGTGCGGTGCTTGCCCCGAAACTGCCGAACAGCACACCCCGGCCGAAGCGGGTGCCGCGCATGGAAACCCGGCCATGAAAGATGCCGTTCATGACCTGACGACCGAAACCTTGAGCGCGCCCTTGTTTGAAATCGCCCAGACCCTGTCAGTTGGCGTCAGGTCGCTGTACCCGACAGGCCTGCCCGCCACACCTTCAAAGGTGCCGTCCCGGTCCAGACCAACCGCCGGCGCGGTCGCGGAAAGGACCACGAAAAACCTTTCCGTCGACCTGGTCGCAATGGTGACGTTGGTTGAACCGTTTGCAACTTCTGTCCAAGCGACATCGCTCAGGGTTTCAATGCCTTGAGTGGTCATAAGTCTCTCCATGCGCGCCGATAGGCGCCTTAGTCAGATGTTTTGAAGAATGAGAGGGATTGCAGGCCGGTTACTTGCGAGGCTTGCCCCACCAGGCCGATTTCACCCGGGAAAGTGTCTCGACGGGATCGCGGGTCGCCCGGATTGCAAAAGCCGTCCAGTTGCGGCCTGTCAGTGCCAGGACTGCCGCGACCGCATTTCCGTAGGCGGCATCAAGTTCAAAGAACAAAATGAGCGGTTCGGCAAAAACCACGGCGGCAAAGATCCCCGCAATCACGGTCAGAGACCGTCCAAGCAGGTTCATGTCGCGCTGCATCAGCGCGCTTAGAAACGCAAAGCCGACGATGACCGCCCATTTGATGACGGGCGCACGACTCGCCCATTCAACCCAATCGCTCATTGCCCACCCCCGAAACCTGTCTTGATGTCGTCGTACCAACCGGCACATCGGGAAACCCGAGCATTGGCCCGGCCGAGCGCTTGGTCGGTGCGGATCAGCGCGACGTCGAGCGGTTCACCGGCACGAACGCCGGAGCGCTCGCGGTGCCGGCAGTCACCCGGATACGTGGGCAGTGCCCTGGTCGCCTTCACCTCGCCCTCACGCGTTGCCGCCGCCTCCAGGCGGTCGTCAACGGTTGCGCAGGCGGTCAACAAGATCAGGCTGCACCACGCAGCTGCTCTCAACGGTCGACGCATAGTGTTCCAGCTCCTCTGCGGCGGCCTCCGCATCTGCGTAGGCCTGTTCGATACGGGTGAGATGACGCGCGTTCGCGCGATCAGTGACCGCCTTGCGGCGTTTCGTTTCTTCCAGCTGGACACGCAGCGACGTCAGCTCGGCCCCGGCGACATATGTGTTGACCGCCTTGCGGACTGCGCTGGTCTTGTCGACCTGGTGCCAGGTGAAGAGAGCCAGGCCGATGACAAGAATTCGGCCGGGCCAGGAGTTGAGGAACCGCCAGACAAGGCCCCAAAGGGATGCAAGGACCCGCTTGCCGGCGAAGCCTGCCAGGATGCTGCCGATCATCGCTCGCCCCACTCTTCAGGCGGTTGCTGATCGCGCCGCGGCCATTGCTTGAGCGCCGCGTCCGCTCCGAAGGCGATTGCGACAAAGGCAAAGATCGGCGTGACCAGCATTTCCGCCCACGCGAACGCCTTCGTGTTGCCACCCGTAAGGATGTCAAACCAGCACAGCACGAACAGCATGATAAGCAGCGCGAATGCGGTCTCGCGCTTGTATGTCTTGACCATGGGAACCTCCGTTAGAGTCTGGCGGCCTGGACGTGCATCCAGTCGAAGTTCCGCTCCCGGCCGAGCGACACCCAGCCCTCGGCTTCCCACGCACGCCAGAAGCCAATAGCGTCATCGAGCGAGAGCCGCGCCCGCGGCCGCTTCCAGGACAGGCGGTTTCGGATCGGGTCGAAGTCGATGGCAATGCCCCAACTGTGCATTGAATAGCGTGAGCCACCGCGCATCCGGCGCACGTTCAAGGACCCGCCGAACAGATCGAGGCCGAGCGCCTTCAATTCGCGGTCGGAGTACAGCCCGCGCACCTTATGCAGCACTCGCTCGGCGCTTTCGGCGACCTTGGTATGAAGTGTGATCGTGCGCGCCCGCACGTCCATGTCCCAGGCAAGGCGCATGTCCCAGGGAACCTCGACGCGGGTCTGACTGGTGCCGACAGCTCCATAGTAGGACAAGACATCCTTTTGCCGCGGCCAGATGCTGCGTCGGCCATTGTCGGGCGCATCCTTGTCACGATCGGGAATGAACCCCTTTTCGTCAAAGGACACCCGCGAACTTGATTCCCGCAACGCCTTGACCGTGGCATCGTCCGCCTTGCCGCTCAGAGCGAGCCCGCGCGCGCTCTGGAAGCCGCGCAAGGCATGCAAGGTTTTCGGTCCTATGTGTCCGTCAATCGCACCGCAGGCAAATCCATGGGCCGTCAAACGGGACTGCAACCATTCTTCAAACGACAACTTGCTCACATAACCCTCCAGGTTTGGGCATGAAAAAACCCGCCGGCGGCGGGTGATCGAAAACTTCAATGTGCTTGGCGCTTACCGGTCATCCGTGCCGGCGCCATCCTGCGGCTGCTGCAGCTCCAGGGACGTCGTCGCGCCGGACGAGCGGCTTGCCTTATGAGTGACGGAAACAATCCGATAGGTGCCGTCGACACCCGTGCGCGTGCCTGACAGCCTGAACAGCGCTTCGGCCTGCGCGGTCGGCGTCAGGTCCAGCTCTACCCTGCCCTTACCGCCCTCGCGCTCGTTCTCGCGTTTCCTGCCGGCCACGATTTCACGGGCGTGGTTTTCATCGTGCGCGACATAGCGAACAACGTTGACCGCCTCCGCACGCCTTCCCGCCTCGCCGCCGTCTTCCTTGAAACTGAGGACCTCGCCCTTGTTCCGGTCAAAATACCGCGCCTCGATTTCCTTGAAGACGGGCCGGGTCGAGATCGGCTCGATATCCCAACTGATCAGGTTGCCGCTGTCATCTGCCGTGAACAGCCCGGCAATTTCCGGCAGGCCGAAGTCGCCGCCATGTTTTGCCAGAACGGCCAGCGGCTCGCGCAGCTTGAAGGTTGCCCCGAGTTCACGGGCGATTTTCTCGCCAATGTGCAACAGGCTTTCGCCATCTGCTGCGATATAGTCGCGTGCGATATTGGCGAGGTCGTCGTCAATCTTCAGATCGAACCCGGCGTTCTGTGAAGCGGTTTTCAGGAAGTCGCCTATGGTGCCGTCATCCTTGTGAAACCGCTGCGGTTCCTTCGCCTTGCCGCGTACGTCGAAGCCCTTGGCCGAGACAGACAAACCCCGGCCCGCAGACCTGGACCCGCTGGACTTTACGCTGTCGATCAAACCGGAAAAGACCTGAACACCATTAAGCCAAACAACAAGCGTTTGCCCTGGTTGCGGCAGCTTGATCCGTCCGCCGGTATCATTCAGTGTCAGCCTGCAGCTGTCAGAGGACGCGCCGGCCTTGTCTGTGACCGTGATGGTTTCAAGGTAAGGCGAAAGCGCCGCGGTGATCACCTGACCGCCGACGCTCACCGACCAGTTGGTTTTCCATGCCATCAGATCACCCGAACAATGTCACGACGGGCTGCGCGGCTGTTTCCAGTGCCGGCAAGTCCGGAAGCTCCAGGGCGGTGCCGACCGGCAGATAAGCCGACGTCACACCCGGATTGAGCGCCATGGTCTTTTCAACCAGTTCAACGCCCCGAACGCCGAACTTGCGCCAGAGCACCAGGTCGATTGTCAGGTTGTCGCCTCTGATCGTGACGGTTTCAGTCATTGCTCACACCAAAAGATCGAAGAGTTGCAGCAGGGCCGGAATGGTCTGCTGAGTGGTCGTCTGGTTCTGAGGAACCTTTTTCAGCGTGATGGAGTAGCGCACCACTGCACCGACACCGTCCCGCAGAATGTGATTGTGATGGTCCCGCAAGTTCGTGATTGCGAAGGTGCCGAGCCGCTCACCATCGCCGCGCATGACGGGAAGCGCAGCGCCCTGGCGCATATGCTCGCGCAAGGCTTCCAACTCGGTCAGACCACCGATCTTGCCCGGCAACAGCTGTCCGCGCAGGGTCAGGCGATCGTCGCCCTCACCCATGAATTCAGCGCCTTTCAGGCCATTCAGCAGCGGCTTGGTCGCAATGTCTGCCGAGGCGGTACGCGCAACGCTGTCAACCGAAAACGGGAACGTGTCGACCTGAATGGCGCCGATCATGTAGAGCATTCGATGCGCCTCTTATGAATTCAGAATAAAGTCGGGAACCCAGACACGTTTGGGACCAAACCCTTCCGTGAGGAACTCTTCCTTTGGCCAGAAAGACGGCCCTGTTCCGTTTTCCGTGTAGACCGTTTCAATGACATCACCCTTGACGCTAAACACTTGATAGACCTCAAGGTCTGCGCGTGATGTTGTGTAGTAGTCGCCCGCTTTAGGCATCCATTCAGCACCCTGGTAAAACCGATATGCCAGCGCTTCGAGCTTTTGCTTGTGCGTCAATTTCATGTTGCTGATTTCCTAAATCGTAAAACCATCATCGGCCTGCATGCCGGCGATCACGGATTGCATCTCATCACCGACCTCCTGTGCAATCTGGTGCGCGTTGGAGGCTTCCCTGATGATGATGTCGCCAAACTGGATTGTCATGCCGCCGGCACCTGCCTGAACGGACGGTTCGGACAACATGCGCCTGGTTGTCGGCGCATCATGCACATAGCCGTCCTTTTCCGGCGTGATCAGCTCCGCGCCTTTCTCGCCCGTCAGATAGGTCCGGCCACCGACAATCGGCCCGCCGGCAGCACGCGCACCGTCTACCGCCTTGGCAGCCGGTGTTGGCGCACCGCCCCCGAGCCAGGACGGCAGTTTGAAGATGCCGGACAGATCGATCGTCCCGATCAGGTTGACGATCTTGTCCGGGATCGACCTGACAAAGTCCCAAAGCATGTCGAAGGCGGCAATAATGGCATCTACCAGCGCCTTGCCGGCACGACGGCCCGCCTCGCGGAATCCGGCCTCAGCTTCGGCCGAGTAATCCTTCATCGTGAAGATGTCGGAGATCCAGCCGCTGACACGCTGCGGAACCGACAGCAGCAGCGAGACAATCGCCTCGACCTTGCCGAAGGTTGCGGCATAGGCACCGTCGAGAGCTTTATGGACAGTCGCCGCATCGATGCCGATCATGGCCGCGAAATCGATCAGTTTGTTGGTTGTCCAGGCAGCTGCCTGACTGGCAAGCTTCGACCGAAAACCGAAGATGGCATTCAGGACGCCGCCGAGCCCTTCGGTGATGGCTTCCGCAAATCCGGCCGTAAATTCCCGGATCGGCTCCCAATACCGGTAAACGGCAAGCCCGAGACCCGCGACCGCGACAGTCACAGCCCAAATCGGCCATGTAACTGCAGCAATCGCAGCAGCTGCGGCAGTTGCACCAGACACAATCGCAGCAAAGAAACCTGTCCCTCCGCTCAACGACAGAAGTGTCATCGACAACCCAACCGCACGGATCATCCGCCCGAGATTTGCCAGCACCGCTGCAGCTCCGGTAATCGCCGCGGTGGTTTTGGTGAGTCCCAAAGCGAGTGTCAGCACCCCACCTTTCAGGAACAGGAACGAATACCTTGTCGCGATTGTTGCAATATTGAGTGCGACAAGGGCAGCCGTCGTTGCAACAACTGCCGCGGTTACTTCCGGATAAGCTTTTGCGAGATCTGCAATCGCAGTGATCATCGGCATCAGGGCATCCATGATACTGGTGAGCGCCGGCAGCAAAGCATTGCCGATGACGATCGCAAGTTCGGTCATCCGGTTCTTGAAACTCTGCAGGCGGGCATTGAAAGTTTGCGCGCGAACGTCGAATTCCTTCTGCGCCGATCCGAGATAGTTGGTTTCGTCGGCGACCTGGCCGAGCGCATGAGAAAGAAGGTCGGCATTTTCGATCAGCGGCATGAGTGCCCGCGCCTCATCCCCGAACAGGTCGGAAATCGTAGAGGCCCGCACTTCCTTCGGCAGATCGCGGATGCGCTTGATCACGTCCTCGAGCGTGCCGACAGCATCCTTCTGCAGGCGTTTGGCAACGTCGGTGGCGGAAAGACCGAGTTTCTTATAGGCCTTGCGCTGACGCTTCGTTGCCGACTCTCCACGCGCCAGAGCCTTGGCCATGTTCCGGAAACTTGTCGCAGCAACATCGGCCTGCGCACCGGCAGCCACCATCGCCGAGCCGATCGCCGCGGTCTCGCGCGCGGAAAAGCCCATTGCAACACCAGCCGAACCGACGCGGCGCATGAAGTTGAGCAGGTCGCCAGCGCTCGATGCCGACGTGTTCGACAAGTGGTTCAGAACATCGGCAAGCGTTGCAGTCTGCTCGACAGTCAGTCCAAGCGCCGTTTTAATCTTGGCAAGGCTCTCGCCTGTCTGATCAGCAGAAAGATCAAAAGCAACACCGACCTTGGCAGCGATCTCGGCAAAGGCAAGCAACTCGTCGCCTTTCATACCGGCCTGGCCGGCCGCCGCGACGATCTCGGCGATCCCGGTGGCAGCGACCGGAATATCCCGGCTCAATGCCAGAATGGAGGTGCTCATTTTCTGAAGGCCGTCAGGCGTCTTGAAGTCGACGACCTTGTTGACGTCGGCCATCACGTTCTCAAAATCGCGCGCGGCATTGATCGGTGCTGCGATTGCCTTGGCCAGTAGATAACTCACGCCGACCGCATCCAGCATCCGGCCACGGGCTGCATTCATGGCGCGGGCATTGGCATCGGCCCGAAGGCGCATTTGCGTCAGCGATTTGCTGACAGCGCGCGCCGGACGGGAAAGCCGGTCCAGCATCGAGACGATGAGCTGTGACGTAAGGGTTGCCAAGTGAACTACCTTTGAGTGATGCGAGGCTGGAACCTTCGCTTAGCGGCTCTGAGCTTTGCCGCGCTCCAGCCTGGTGAGCCGAGCGGCGCTTTCTGCGTAGGCAAGGAAATCGTCGATGTCCCAGGCCTCCACGTCCTTGACGGGCGACCCGGTCGACCGAGCGACCTGTAAAATAAGGTCACGCCAGGCTACTGACCTGCCGTCTCTGCTTCCTTCAGCATGGCGAGACCGGACTTTCCCATCAAAGGCGCCGCCTTTTCGGTCAGGTCCATGAAATCGTCCATGTCCAGTTCCATGATGACCTCGACAGGCACCCCGGCCATCGCCGCGAAGAGAGCCATGCCGGCCTTTGCCTGGCTCTGGTGTTCTTCTGCAACGAGCGAGTCGCCTGCTTTCATGCGGCGCAGGGTCAACTTTTCATAGGTCTTGCCATCATGCTCAACGGGTTCTGCAAGCGTCACGCCGGCTGATTTCACTTTCTTGCTCATGTTTCACCTCAATGAAAAAGCCGGGACTGGCCCGGCTCTGTTACGTTACTGCGGATGGATCAGGCGCCGAGTGCGGCGCGGACACCTTCAAAGTGGTCCACACCGTTGAAGCGCATGATCCGCTCATAGAAGTCGATGTAAAAAAGCTCGTCGCCGTTGAGCGAGAACTCGATATGCGTGACTTCCTTCAGGACGTGGTTGCAGCCCTGGAACTCGGCCGGGTCGCTTTCGTCCGGCTCCCATTGAGAAACGGCGCCTTCAATGATCGCACGCCCCGGAACGTCCAGGTTCTTGCGCTTGTCGCGATAGGCACCGGCGAACACCCAACGGTCCGTTGTACCAAGGCCGCCGAACACTTCCGTGTCGATGCCCTTGATCATGAAGGCAGGTTCCACCGGTTCAATGCGCGGCAGTGTGAAGTCCGCCGCCATAACACTGCCGCCGGGGTTGTGATTGGCCGTGAAAAACGTAAGCGGCGGGATGGTCAATTTGGAAATCGTCGTCGCGCGCGACGTGCCTTCTGTTTCCGCCCGGCGAACGTCGACGGCGGTCAGCATGTAAAGGGTCTGCATGGTCTGATCCTGACGTTTGAAGAAAGAGTTGCGAGGAAGTGGAACGGCGCCGATCAGGCGTCGTTCGCCAGGCGGGCAATGATCTCGTTGACCATGCCTTCCAGTGCCGGCAAGTAGCGGCGGATCTCATGCTGAGCCACCTTGAAGACCGGCGCCGGCTCAATTTCGATATCCAGGCTGAGCGTGCCGAGCCGGATATTGTTCGGGCTGTTCTGGCTGGCCTTGAACATTTTGTCCTTCGGCGAGTAGCCAAGGATATCGCCCTGGTTGACATGATCACGCAGCATAAAGGAGATCGAGTGGATCCAGGCCTCGACCGTATCAGCGGCGATGCGGCGGCCGAGAAACTCATTGGTGATCTCGATGATCTTGACGATCAGGTAATCGGTGCCGCGCACCTGGTGGATCTGCTCCCAGAGCGTCGAGGTTTGAGCGTTATCGGTGCCGATAAACCTGAAGCCGCCGTCCGCGACTGCGCCGTCGACACCCGTCTCGCCTTCCGCAACGATCGCAACATTGGCGGCGAGCATCTGCTGACCCTCGACCGATCCGTCCACTGTTGAAAACGGGATCTTCCGGCTCAAGCTGGAAAGACCGTAAAGCGGTCGGTTGGCAAAGGGATGGAACGGACGGCCACCGCCGACCTGGTTGTCAATCCGAGCCATCAGCCCGGCAACACGCGGCGCCATTGGCCGGGTCACGACGTTGGAGCCGTCCCAGATGCCGGCAGCGACACCGATCGGCATCAACCGTTCTGACGACATGGATTCGCGCGCGTCGATCGCATTGGCGGCCGACGTGTCGTCGACATCCACCGGAGCAACGGCAAGGATCTTGCCGAGATTGGCCTCAAGCGCCACGATGACCGGGTTTGTGGTGTCGAGATCGAGCCGCCAGGACGTGCGGCCGGCAACGACGATGCGCGGCGTCTTGTTGACCGCAGACGGGATGCTTGCCACGCCGTTGACGATGGCAGCAATGGCCGTGGCGGTTGCTGCTGTATCGACACCCTCGGCAACACGCACCGCAGTGATATCCGCGCCGGCATTGAGGCCGGTCAGCTGATCATGGATGCCTTGTGCGGCATCTTTCAACAGACCGGTACCGAGTGCCGCCATGGCGTCGGTGTCGCTGGTCGAGAAGCGCACCGGCGTATCAGCCGGAAACTCGGCCACCGAAGCATCCTCTGAGGTTTCGATGATGAGGGTTTGCGAGAAATCGTCACCTAGAGGGGACTGGACCTCATCGTCCGGCCGCGTGAACGACATTCCAAAGGTAGGTGCAGTCATGTCTGTCTCCTTGCCTGGCTGCGGGCACAAAAAAACCGCCGTCCAGGCGGTGGTTTTGGTTCGGGTTGTTTAAAAGCGGTTAGAGGCCAATATCGGTTGGTGTTGGCCAGTGGCTGTCGTCTGTGTAGTCAGACGGAATGCCGGACGTGTATGCCCCGGTTCCGTCTTTCATCGCCCATGACACCTGCATGATGGCCGTGATCCACGTCAGACCCTTTGTGTAGAGTTCGATCATTTCCAGTGGCGTCAGATTGCGGATCTGGTTGTCCCGGTCCCGATAGACCATGACAGGATTGGTTTCGCCGCCGGCAGCAAGTGACTGCGCAGCGATGCTACTGCCGAGCAACACGGTCTGATCTTGTTGCCGGCCGGTGATGGCGATGACCATGCTGCCCGTGAGCGTAAACTCGGCGCCAAGGTCAATCCGGCGTTGGCGTTCGGTGTTTACCTGATCGTCGCTTACAGGAGGCGGATTATGCACCCATGCATTTGAGCCTGGGTCATAGTCGTAATCATCTCCGGGCTTCAGCGGAACGTCAGTGACTGTTCCGGCAGGCAAACCTGCCAAATAGACTGCAGAAGGCTCGGTTCTCGGAAACCAGGGAACACCCCCAAATCGAGCAGGATGATAGAAACCTGTCAGCATCACGAATACTCCCGCCATAAATTCACATTGGTCGTCCGGTAGTATTCTCCAGGTCCCACAAGTGCGGAAATCCATGAGTTACTGCCGGAGATGACCGTGTTTGCAAACGAAGTGTGAGCCGTCGAACCATCGCTTGAGATTTGCAAATCAGCCGTGAGATCTCCGCCTAACGCTCTCACAGAAACAAATATTGGCTTCCCGGTCGTGTTTTCGTACCAGACACCGTTCGCCAAGGATGGTGACGAGTATCCTTGCCCGTCTGCAAAATACTGTCCTGGCAGGGCCGCAATAGCCGCCTCGTTCGCGTTCGCCTTGGCAAGCGCTTCTCCGTCGATGTCCTTCCAGTCCGAACCATCCTTGAACTGTGCCTTGCCGCCCGAAATCCGCGTCTCGTATCCGAGGCCAAGCGCGGCCATCACCTCAGATACAATCAGATCCCCGGTTCCGACCTGGTTCTTTGTTGCAAGCGATCCAAGATCAGCCGAATTTGCCTTCTGACCGAGCGTGTTGGTAAGGGAAACAATCGAGCCGCTGAGCGACGACAGTGACACACCGATCGCATCCAGCTGCCCTTCAACGTTGCCGGTTCCACCATATGTGACGTTTCCAGCAGCGATTTTCGCCGCCTGCCAGACCCCGGCAAGATAGAGCAACACCATGCCATTCGAAGCCGAGGAAACATCGACATCACCCAGATCGTTCAGCGCCGGTGTGCTGAGACCGGAAACCGCAGTGTTCAGCGCGTCCAGCGCTGCCTGAAGCCCCTGAATGTCCCCGATCACATGCTCATGGCCACTTGCCGCTTTGCCTGCAACATTCTGCTCGACGACATGAATGAGCGTGCCGATGGCCTCAATCGCCTCACCAATGCGTGCGATATCCTCGTTGACATCGTTCGCCGGATCGGGAACCGGAAGGTCTTTGTGCGTTGATCGCGTATCAGTTGCCATCTGCGGCCCTCTTATTTCCCGTAAGCGCGGAGTTCGGCGATCGACGGCCTGGCGCCTGGATTGCCGTTGAGCGTGATCCGGACCCGGCCGCCCGTGGTGGCGTCATGTGGTGCGACCTGAAAGACCGGCTCCTGCCACCCGCCGCCACGATCGAGCGTCTTGATGACGGAGAGCGGCACCCATGTATCGTCCGACTTGTCCATATCGACCGTGATCGAGGCACCTGCCGGCAGGAACTGCGCAAAGATTGCCGTTGCATTCACAACGCCCTTGATTGGGAATTCCTTGGTGACGTACTCGGCTGAGTTCGACAGAAGCCCTGCAATGAGCGTTGTGCCTGGCCAGAGCACCGGACTTTCCGTTTCCGTTCCAGACAAGACCGCGCGTAGCGTGATCTCTTCGTCGACAACTTCGTCGAACGCGACAGGCTGTTCGGCTGCCAGCGCAATCACCGCGCCGCCGTCCCGGACAATTTCGAAGCGGAAGGATGTGGGCGCGGTCGGCACCTCGACCGAGGCACGGATCTGCAGATCGGTGAAGGCTGCAAGTGTTCCAGACCACAGATCGACGGTCAGGTCGGTCTCTGTGTATCTGGCACCGATCAGCTCGAACCAGAGATCGGCATTGTTGAGCGGCTCCCATGCGGTCCGGTTGGACGAGGCAAACAGGACACCTACGTCATAGGGCTGGCTGGAGACAAGCTCGCCACCAATCAGGTCAGTGTCACCTTGCTGCGCGACATAGAGCGCATGATCGGCATCATCGGTCAGGACAACAAAACAGAACTCCCGGTTCGGCGGCAGGTAGACCGGCATCGGCCAACGTGCCTCAATGACGTCATCGACCGCAACGCTCTGCATGGAGATGAAGTCCTCGGCAAGAACCTCATTGGTCGGAAACCCGTTCAGCGTCGTTGCCAGCTGAACACGGACACCGTTGTTGACATCACCGAGAGCCGCAACCTTGAGATTGACCCCGGCAATCTGCCGGCCTTGCGTCAGTGTAAAGGTCTGCGCCAGCGGATCATTGCCGCCGCCACCCTGGTTGCCACCGCCCTGAACGATCTGGGTGATGTTCGTAACAACATTGACGACCGGCTGCGGCGCATTCCGGGCAACCAGTGTCACCCGCCGCATGACCTCGGTCTCGATCGTTCCCTCGGCGACAAAGATGGTTTCGGCGAAAGAGCCGACAGAGCCTTCCGCCCTCACCTGTTGGGATCCGGTCGGAACAAGCGCCGGTATTGTGAACGTCCCTGAAATCTCACCGTTGAGATCTGCGGTCTCGACCGGGTCCGGCGTGATGTCGACACCTGCAAAACTCAGAAGCGACAATTCTTCGTTGGCCGAAAAACCTTCAAGCGTAAAATCAACATCGATCGTCCGCATGATCTCGGCATCGGACACCGTCTCGCTGACTTCCTCATTGATGGTCGTCGATTCAGGTGGCGTGTCGGCCGAGACAAGAATTTCCTGCGTTATTGCGCTGGTGAACTCGGTGACGTGATCCGTCCAGACATCTGTCGGCGGGTTGAGCCGCAGCGATCCCGGCATAGTCCGGAAGTTCGCAAAGGGATTGATCTTCATTGGCCGGGATTGAAGCCGCTGGAAGACGACGATCTCTTCAGCAAACGCCAGCGAATGCATGGAGGCGACCCGGCGCTGATCGACAAAGGCAACCGGCAACTGCAACACACCGCGGTTCACGGCGGCGTTTTGTAGGTAGCCGGCATCGCGGAAGAAATTGTCCCGGAAGTTGTCAGTGAACATCCCGTCCTTGTCGACCGTGTCCCGTGCCTGGATGTCCCTCTGCAGCTCGGACCGGCCGAATTGCTGAGCCATCGTGTCCAGCAGTTCAAAATTGCGTCGCATCCGATCGTAAGTGAAATTCCGGGTGCCATTGTTGAGGATGACCGGCGTGTTCAACCAGTCGTTCCGCACCTCGGCCACTTTCAAAATGTCGGTCGGCGGCTTCGGTGCGATCCCCCGGCTGCGCGCCGAGACACCTTTCACATAGACCGCGGCTCCATTCTGATTGAGTCCGATGACGTCAATACGCGGCACCTTGGACGTATAGGTCAGTGTCAACGGCTTGCCGTCGACAGCGCCACTTGAAAGCTTTACCGTCGTTGCGGTGACCTCGTCCGGCGTGACATTGTCATAATAATTGTACGTGACCGTATAGGTCGAGGCCTGCGCCGGCTCATCACCAGCAGGCGCCCACGAAATCCTGTTCCCGACCAGGGTATATTCTGCAGGATCGAATGTGTCCGGGCTCTGGGTGACCGAAACGATGTCCTGGACAGACGAGTTGGCGAGAGCGTCTTCCCCGCCGGGCGTTGCTCCGCGTGTCACCACCTCGGAAACCTGCTTGGTGACATTGGCCGCAATGACACCGGAGATCGGAGGCCGGTCAACCGTGACGGTCATGGACCCGTCGCCGCTGTCAACGAATGTGTGTGTCTCCAGGTCGACGGTTTCCAGATCCGGGTCTTCAGTTTCAGCAAGGCGCAGCGCCGATGTCCGTATCCGCTTCCAGCCGTTAACGTTGGCGGTGCCCGCACCAAGGGAAAAGATCTGATCGTTGCCGGATTTGCCGAGCGCCCGCACCGTACAGCCATCAACGATGTAATGGCCGTTGCTGTCATGATCGTAAACGGACAGCTGCTGCAGAACGCCGGTCAAGGCAGGCGGAGGCGACTGGTCGATTACCCCGCCGTCGCGCATCAGATAAACTTGCGCAAATTCCCCCGCTTCACCGGAATCGCTCAGCGACCAGGTCAAGGTTCTGAGTTCACGCGCTGCGCCCGGTTCGGCAAACGCGTCCGTGCCCGGCTCGATGCCAAGCAGCGATGCGTCATCCTCCGACGTGACATAGCTGCTGACGACGCGAACACCGATGGAAACATCACCTGTCATCGGAACCGCTGCGAAGTCCCGCGCGGCAACCGGCAGCACAAGTCCGCCGATATAGACCTCGCCGGCAGCAAGGCGAAGCGTGGCCGTTGTCGCAGGATCGTCCGGCTCGACGACAATCTCGCCGCCAGACCTGCGGTCACCATTGGCTGCAACCAGGTTGCCGATCTTGCGGATCTTGTCCAGCAAGAGCGTCTGAAACTCGTTGAACTCTGACGGCATCATGAAATTTTTCGCCAGAAACAGGAGCGCAACACGTTCCAGTGCGTCCGCACCACGATCAAAGGCGCCCGGAAGTCCCGAAGGATGTGACATCAAGAAATCTCCAAAAGGATCTGGATCTGGTCGCGGACGGTCTCGCCGAACTCAATCGAGACCGGATAGGCGTGGATCTCAACGCCGCCGGTAACATCAGCGCGCCACAAGAGGCCGGATTTTTCTGAAACCGTGCCGTCGAACAGGATGGAAATCTGCGCCGCCGAGGTTCCGGAGCCGTCGCCGAAACCAGTACGCGCAAAGATCAGAATGTGTGTCGGGTCGTCGTCCGAGCAGGCATATCCAAGGCCGTTCACAGTGAATTCGCCTTCGACCGCAGCGCGAACCGGGATCGATTTGCCGAGCCGGTAACCGATCAGGTCGGACGAACCGTCCGTGAATTTCAACCAGATCGTTTTCGCAGAGACGCCGGAAGCGATGGTCTGCCGCCTGGACTGCTCTGCAGGGTTCGCCCATGGGAATGTTGCCGTCACCCAGGGAAAGTCCATGTCCACCCATTTGCTGGAAGACACGACCGGTATCCATTCACCAAGCGCTGTCAGATCGGTTTCGCTCAGCGTTCCGGTGAAATCATGGTATCGGCCGAAAGACCATTTGACGTCCGAGCCGTCGATGTATGTGCCGCTGTCATCGGCCCAGATCGCGTTTCCATGACGCGTGTAAGCGAAGGTTCCGGCTGGAACATCATAGTCCTTGAACACCCGGCGCAGATTGGAGCGAGCCGGATGCGACAGGGACACGATCCCGTCGATCGGAATCAGGTCGGTTTCATCGTCCCGGATGCGGTCCAGCTCAAGCTGGAAGTCCGCCCATGCATTGCGCCAGATCGGCGGATCGATGATCGTTGCCGAATAGCCAATAAAACCGAGACCATCGTGAACCGCCTTGTGCGTTCCGCGATATCGCGCCCATTGCCTGCCCTCGTCGATAAGGTCAAAGAGGTTGGCGATATAAGGCTGAAGCGGTTCAAGGCCATACTCGAAAACCAGAAACGGCAGAATTCCGGACGGACGCGTAACATGTTTCAGCGACAGGATACTGTTGACCGCCGGCAACAGCTCTTCCTCATTCGAAATCGCCTGCTCTAGCGCGACTTCGAGCGGAGTTGAATTCTTTGCCGGCAGAAGCGTCGTCATCGACCACGCCCGCTCACGGTAACCGTGACAGAGTTGATAGCAATCGCCTCATTCTCCAAGGCGACCGTGTCGACGGCTGGCGCAGTGACTTCAACATTCGTGACGCCCGCGATGCCGGCGGCCTGGATCAAAAACGCGCGTGTCAAATCAAGGCCGAGCAGATCCTGTTTCTGCCATTCGGATTGCACAGTCGTTGCCACCTGGTCGGCGACACTGTCAGCCGCGGTCGGGTCCAGGCGCACCGACAAAGTAACGTCAACGGTTTTGCGGATGGCCGAGACAACATTGAATGTATCGCTCACGACCTGAATGTCAGGCTGTGTCAGCGCGGTTTCGACAACATCCAGCAGTGCTTGCGTCGGCTCTCCGTTTCCGGACTGCGAGAGGACCGCGATATTGACGGTCGGGTCCCGCCCTTCCCGCCAGATTGCAACGTCCCGGACATCGATATCAGCGCCAAGGACCACGGAGCGGTAGCGTTCTGCCGGCCCGCCTGCAGAGCGGCCAATTGTTGCCAGGCGGAAACGCTCTTTCAGGCGATCATCGCTTTCCCCTTCCATTCGGAAGACTTCGAGCCAGGCGGAGAGCTGCTCAAGATTGTCTTTTTCGGCAAAATACAAAAAACCCTGCTGAGCCACGTAGTTGATCCGGCTGCGAAGAACGGTTTCACGATAGGCTGCTGCCTGCGCGACGATCACTGCGGCGTCCGTTTCGAGTTGATCGACATCCCAATCGATCCCCGCTGCAGCAAAACGCGCCTTAATGTCCACTGCCAGTTCCGCGAGAATGTCTTCATAGGAAATCTCCTCGACAACTTCAGGCGGCGGCAGGGCCGAAAGGTCTGGCAAATTGGTCATGGATTACAAAACCGAGCTGCTGGCCTTGCCCTGGGCAAAGCTCACGGAAAAGGAAACCGTCTGCTCAACGGTGAAGTCACCTAGGTGACCGTTTGGGCGATAGTCAGCGGCAATCACGACGGATGCCGTGCCGACGCGGACCGTACCGGCACTGCCTTCAAAGCTGACACGGCGGACCGCAAGACGCGGCTCCCAAAGATCAATTGCCGTTCCGATCAGCTGCTGCATGATCGCAAAGGTGCGCGGCACGAGTGCCCGGCCGAGAAGTTCAGAAACCCCGCCACCGAACGGCCGACGCATGACGCGCGAACCGATATCGGTCGACAAAATCACTTCCACGCTTTGCATCGTGTGCGACAGATTGTCGATCGGCTTCAGCGTATAGCGGTCTACGCCGGACATGGATCAGTCTTCACCCTTGTCGGCGGCGCCCTTCTTCGTGACCGCGGGCTTTCTGGCCGAGATCCGTCCGAGCGCCAGGTCATAGATGGCCTCGGACTCTGTAAGCCGCACACGGCGGTTTTTGGGAACCGGCGCACGGTTGACGATCTCGACGCCGGCGGCGACGTAGTAAGTCTTCTTTGACATCAGTAGTCTCCGGATGGAGTTAGTGCGGGACGTCGGTATCGGCGCCGCCTGGCGTTACACCACCATGAACATGCGTATCGCCGATGTTGGTGCCGTTATGCTCGACGTGTCCGTCGTGGAAATCGACGTCGCCGGTCACCTTGAAGTCGCCCTCGATCGTGACATCACCGTCGATTTCGACGTCACCGTTGACCTTGATGTTGCCGTCGATCGTCAGCACGCCGTCTTTCATGGTGATCGTGATGCCGAAGGCTTTCAGAACGTTTGCCAGCAGGTCCATGCTTGGCGGCTGGTTGGCATCCGTGAAACCGGACCTCATCAAAAGCCCCTGCCGCATGTCGCCGTTCGGGCTGATGACAGCGACGACCTGACCTTCAGAAAGCGGCATCCAGCTCTGTGACTGGCCGCCACTTTCCGGATGCGGCAGCCAGGGCGACAGAAGCGGACCGTTCTCGCCCTCGCCCAGATTGAGCCGGTATCCCTTTTCAGGATCGACGGCAGCAACAGGTCCGACCTTGACCATCTGACCGAAACGGGTCTTCAGCATTTGCAGATCGATCACCTGGCCGGCAAGGAAAGTTTCAAGCATCACGTCACCTCGACCGGTGCAACACCGCCTGTCTCAATCTCGACCAGCTGGATTGTGCTGTCTTCATCCGCATCCGGCACATAAGCGAACCCGAGCTGCTGCAATTCCTGAAGCGTCCAACCGTTCCGTCTTCGAATGGTTTCGAAGTCGCCAACATCAGCCGGGATCTGCGCGCGCATCAGGTTGGAAAGACGCTGATCGTCGTCATCACCGGCATCGAGCATCGCGAAAAAGTCAAACAGCGGACTGTCTTCCAGAACATCGGACGAAAACTGCGGATCGTCGATCGCATCGATCGTGAACGTCAGTTTCTGCGCCGCAACCTTTTCATCCTGCCTGGCGCTGCCGGCCCGCTCGCAGGTGACGGAAACAATCCGGTGAAACAACCTGCGGAAGATCGCAGCCGCTTCATTGCCACTGTTTTCAAGATTACCGCGGATCTGCCGGCCGAGAATGTCGAGATACATTTCCGGCCCACGGTGCGTGAAGGGAATGCCTGGAATGACCGATCGGATTTTCTGACCGGGATTGTCCGGATCATCCTCTTCCTGGACCATTGCGTCAGTGACACCGAATTCAATCGCCACCTTGACCAGGCCGTTGGTATGAAAATTCCGCTGAGCGTCCGGCTTGTCCTCGGCCTCTTCGGTATAAACCGCAATGAACCGGGCTTTTGCCTGAACAGTCAGACCGTCCGATGTCTCGGCCAGGACACCGATTTCGCTATCGAGAACATTGTCCTCGGCAAGCGTGTTGTCTTTCAGCGCCATGACGGCGGCATGCCGGAGCGCAATTCGAACCAGGCTCATCCAGCATCTCCGAGATAAATCAACAGTCGGCCGACCTGGCGATCATCGACATGCGAGACCATCCATTTCGGCGAACCAGGACGTTCATTCGCCGTGACCCCATCGCCCTTTTTGACCGTCAGATCCGGATAGATGTTGCGATCAACCCTGAGCACAGCGCCACCGGTTCGGATGTCGGTTGCAAAGGTTCCAGACCGATCACCTGAAAGGTTCTGATCCTCGCGATCGACTTCGCGCAAGGGTGCTGAAATCGTGACCGACGGACGATCGGGATCTTCCCGCCCGTCTTTCCAGCGCGTGATCAGCACCTCTTCGGCAAACATGCCATCGACGGCACCGTGCAACCGGTTCCTGTACTGATCAAAACGCGCCAAAGGTCAATTCCTCAAGACTGAGCGTCGGCCAGAGCTTGCTCGGCTTCTGCGAGTTCATTCAGTGCAGATGCCCTGTCCTCGTCGTTCTCAGCGTCCGAATACGCTTTCTGGGCTGCTTCAACGGCAGCCTCTAGTTTCTTGAGCGCAGCCTTGGTGGTTGCCGATTTGAAGACGACCCCGCGTGCCTTGTAGTGCTCAAGCCGCTCCTCAGTGAGCGGTTTTTCGGTGTCGACCACTTTGTTCGTCGTGCCGGGCTTGATGGTCAGCGTGCCACCGGCGACCTTGACCACTTGGGCGATTTCACCCTTGTGAGTGACCTTGTATTTCATCGAAATCTCCTGCCTGAGACAAAAACGACCCCGGAGATCCGGAGCCGTTTTCGGTGAGGTTTCAGCCGCCTGGCTTAGATTGCTTTCTGCAGCACTTCCGGGCGGGCGCACATGTAGAGTGGATAGGAATAAAAGCTCGCCCTTGACCCAGGACTGGCGATCCTTGTCCTCCACATTCAGCGCATATGTGTCCTGACCCTTTGTGTTAACAAAAGGTGCGAACTCATTCGCAGGAGACATGTACTTCTTGAAGACACCGCGAGCACCGACAGGGAAGAATTTTGCCTCGTCGACCGGTATGGCGACTTCAGAGTTGTCGTCAGTGCCGCGGTAGTTGTGGAAGACAATACCGGCAAACGGGAACGACTCGAAGGTCCGGTCTTCCCGAAGATCTGCCGCAGCCGCCCAATTTTCGTAAGTGCGTTTGACGCTGTCGTGCTCGATCAGCTTGTCATACCAATCGTCACCGCAGAGCGCATGAATGCGGGTCGAATTCGTAAGCGCACCCTTTGCGGACCGCACCATCTTACGCTTTACCTCGGCGCACTTCAGCCGGACCTTGGTGTTTGCGGTGCCAAGCTCGAAGTCAATTGCAACAGGTTCTGGGATGCCGAACTCATCGAAATAATCGTAGAGGACAGACGTCCCGTCAGCATCGAGCAATTTGCCCTGCAACGCACCAAGCCGGTGGAACTCATGTGTGAGATCCATATCGTCGCGCACGTCTCCCATGCGCTCGGCATACTCGGTCATGACGACCATCAGCTCGCTTTCAGAACCGAATGCCCGCATGCCGGCAACTTCCGAGACGTACATGGTGAAACCATCTGCGAGACGCACAGAGCGGAAATTGCGCATGTTCGGCTTGTTGCTGCCCTGCTGCTGTGGAGGAGCCCCGTCCGGCGACGTTGGAATAAGGCTGAGAACATTGCCTTTTCTTCTCAATCGCAATATCCCTCAAATAGACGCCTTTCGGTTCAAAAAGGCCAAGGGAAGCCAGGAGCTGCGGAACATACGACATTTCGCGAACAGCATCCGTCAACTGGATCATGCTGAACGCGTCATTGTTGAAAATATCCATGGAAGCCATGAAAGATCTCCTTATCGAACGATGATGCCGAGCGTCTTCAGCTCGCCATACGCGGTTTGCATCTGTGCGGGTGTCGCACCATCGAAGAACACCAGGTCAGCAGCTCTGACCTGTGCGTGACGAACAAGGAGCGCCTTGTCAGCGGTTCCCGTATCAGCCCGGTAAATCAGGATGGCTGCCGGTGTTTCGGAGCCATCCGAGTTCGCTGGATCGTATTTGACGAACGTATCGTTCGCAGTGACCTGGCCGAGAACAGTGTTCGGCAGGAAAGTTTCATCAGCCGGGACCACGACCGAACCGGTGTCACGGCTGAAACCGTGAGCGCCTTCGGAAATGATGCATTCGCCGGCTACGGGACCTTTGGTGAGGACCGTCATCGCTTAGGCTCCTTTGTTCCCGGAACGGCCAGCACGTGCGAATGCTGCGCTCCAGTCGGGTTTTTGAGATTTGCCGGTTGCCGCCGGCGATCCTTGACCGGAAGCGCGCAAGCGGCCGGCCTCATAGGCTTCCGCATCCGCTTCGACCTCGGATTCGGCCTCTTCAGCCTCCTCTGCCTTGGCAGGTGCTGCAGCGAGCGCTGCTTTCGCATCTTCAACGCTCATTTGCGTCTTGAACGCGAAGTGCTGCGCCAGGTCCTCGCGGCCAGTTGCCTCATCCAGGCCAAGAATGGCCTGAATGCGTTCGTTCGCGGCTGCGGTTGCAGCGGCTGTCGCGTCGGCAACGGCCTTATCGACATCTGCGGATTTACCGTCCGCCTCGGGTTTAGCCATGATGGTCTCCTCTTGGCTGGTTTGGACGGCGGACGCCGCCTTTGCGGTCGGACCAAAGGTCCAGCCGCGTTTCTTCGAAAGATCGGTGAGATCGTCGGGCGCCGTCGCATAAGCGCGATAGTCGAACGAGGCTGCCATTTTGGCTGTTTCCTCGTCCGCTTCATCGGCATACCCGGCCTCAACAGCCTCATCGGCCGTCATCCAGGTCGTCGCCTTCATCGCAGTCCGGACGTCGTCGACCTTCTGACCTGAACGCGAGGCATAGGTTTCGGCGAAAGACTGGCCCATGCGCTCAAGGGCTTGTTTCGAGACTTCGTGATCTTCTGCAGTGCCGTAGGTGATTGTCGACGGATCGTGGATCATCATGATTGCGCCGGAACGCATGACGATCTTGTCGCCGGCCATCGCGATCAGGCTGGCCGAGGACGCGGCGATTGCGTCGACGTAGACGGTGACCTCGCCCTGATGCAGTTTAAGAGCGTTGTAAATGCTGCGGCCGTCATCGACGTAACCGCCCCCGGAGTTCAAACGAACCGGCAATGGATTGTCGGAACCGTGCTCGGCAAGAGCGGCCAGGACTTCACGAGCGGTGAAGCCTTCGTCCCAAAAGCTATCGCCGACGAACCCGTACAAGACGAGTTCGCCGTTCTCATAAACGGCCATGTCAGATGTCCTTGGTTAGAAGAAGCGAATCCGCCGAGCGCGGCCTCGTGTGGTCGAGCCGCTCGCTTCGCGGCACTTGACCTCGTATTCGGCGATCAGCGTGTTCAACGCTGAAAGGTTCGCCCGATTGAAAGTCACTTCCTCACCATTCATTCGAATGATGAGTTCAGCGCCACCGGCAGCAACTGCGATCTTGCGTTTGCGGAGCGCCGTGACAACATCGCATGGCGTGTTGATATCGACGTTTTCACCCGCAATCTGGATGGTAGAGGAAACAGGCACGGTTACGCCTCCGGTTTCTTTTTCTTGTCGTCATCGTCTTCGATCGACGACGGCTTTTTGGGGGCGTATGGAGATTCCATACCTGCCTCGACGTATTTCTCGTGCAACTCTCGACGTTGTTCAAAAATGTCCTCGGGATCTGCACCGATTGCTCTGGCCTCGATCTCGATCGAGCTGATGCCGTTTTGAAGGCGCTCGGTAGACGCTTTTGCACTCTTACCGTCATCGGCCGTTGGTTGGGGCGGTCCCTGAAACATCGCCTCCGATACAGCCTCTCGGTTCGCAAGAAACGCTTGGTAGCCTCCTTTAAAGGGCAAGCGGCCCTCGCCAACATCTTCATCGAGCCAGCTTTGATAAACCACACGCTCGATTGGCACCGGACACCGATCGCGCCGGCGTTCTACGACCGGCCAAATGGACGAGTTCTCCATCCGAACAGATGAATAAGATGCGTCTTTGTGGTCCATGGTCAGCGCGCCATAGGTGATTCCAATTGCCCGCGCCGTGTCACGCGAAAGAGCGCCCGATAATGGCAAGTATTCACCGCCGGGCGCTTTTATTGATTGAAAATCCAAGCTCTCGCCGGGCGCGAGATGCGAGACTTGCGGATCTCCGCCAATTCTGAGTTCCGACTCCGCAGCCACCTCAAAACTGTTGACCAAATATTCCATGTATTCTGTAGCGTATTCTGACACGCCTTCGACTTGAGTCTTTTGCATCGACTCGATCGCCTCGAAAGCCTCTATCGAAGGCTTTTCGCTGGTGAGTGTCGCCGCAAACACAGTCTGGAGGATCGCAGTCTGGAGGGTCGCATCATCCAGCATTTCGTGCTGAATGTGCTTGCGAAACGCAGATGCGAGCACCGAAATCCCACGAACGTCTGTCGCGTCCATCGGATCAAACACATGCAAGACAGTTTCACGGCCCTGCGCGTCGTAGGCGTCATAGGTCTTCTTGACCGTGATGCCAGCCTCGCGCTCTTCAAACAGGTAGCCAACCGGTCGACCGTTAGTGTCGTGATAAATGCCTTGAAAGAGGCCTTCTGTCTCGTTGGTGTCCTGAACCAGGCGATGAGGTGGAACCAGGCATAGCTTTGTGCCGGTTTGTACCCCGTAACGCCTCCGCTCGCGCCGCGGCATGAATTCCAGAAGTCCGGTGACCTCGCCATAGGCCATGTCCCAACGAAGACAAATGTCGGTAAGCTGCGACAACGTGAACTTGCCGCGAAAGTCGACCTCTTTCTTTCGCGACCGGTAACGGTTCCAGCGCTTTTTGACGAGGCGCTTCCAGTCCCTGATCTCGTCGTCTGTCCAGCCCATGCCGGTAAAGTCCGGATTAGGCGTCATTTTCAGGCCGCTGCCGACAGTGTCGGCAATTACCTGGTCGGATGCACCGCGAAGACGGCCGGAATTCCTGATGAGATCCAGGGCGAGTGCCGCGGACCGTCGCCAGGCTGCACGAATGTCATCGCGACTTTCGTTCAAATACGCAGATCGGGCCGCAATCACACCAGAACGGGTATCGCGGAGATACCGCGCTGTGGCCCGTTGGTTTGAGCGGGCACGCAGCGGCTGGCCGTATTGGTCAATCAACCGAGTCGTTTGCGCCATTTGCTCCGTTTCCGATCCTTTGCGGGACTATTTCCCGACGAGTTTTGATCCCGGCGCGTTCCTGATTTCGCCATCTGGCGTTTCGAAACGACCCGTTCCGGGGTTGCCTCAAAGAGATCCGGTGACTTTTCTGGACGGTAGTGCTCACGAAGGCGCGCCCAATCGTCCGATCTCATGGTTGTAAGGCCGAGATGTTCGGCCATCGCCATCGCGTAAACCCGACAATCAAGGAAGTGATTGTCCCTGCGCAGCTGTTCCCATCCGGTTTTTCGTTTGCCCTTCACCACCGTGTCGACATAGGTCTCGGAAGTGATTTGCTTGAAATATTCCTCGCCGAGGTATGTCCCGAAGTGGCAATAGCCTGGCGGGTCGGTTTCCCGTCCGGCTGCAAGACCCGGTTTGGTGAGATTGCCGTAGAACTCTGACTTCAAGGTCCAGGTACCAACCGGCCACAACATGGCCGCACCGAACCTCTTCTTTTTTCCGCGCCGATTGACCGATTTGTTTGACGGTTGGGACATCGCCGGCACGCCATGTCCGTCAACACCCTTGATCGCGAACCGGAGACCAGGTCGGCGGCGGCACCATTCATAGACCTGGTTGGTTCGGTTGCCGTCACCGCCATCGACAGTCAAACCGTCCAGGACGCGCTCGTTCCCGTAGGCATCCAGGAAGGTGCGAGAAGCAAACTCGTCCAGCAGTTCCCATGCGCCGCGATTGGGATCATCGGTCGGGCCTGGCAGAAACTCAGCCGCGACCGTCCAGCTCTGGCGATCTTCGGCAAACGCGACCAGTTCCAGAAAAATGCCGTTGTGCTGGACGTCGCCTCCACCGACAAACAGCAGGCCATCCGCCGGAATGACGTATTGCGCGTACTCTTCGCGGCGTTCCATAAGCCGTTCGTGATCGGGAGCATTCCCCTTGATCTTGTAGGCTAGTGCCAGAACAAGATTGTGAAAGTCCTTCGCTGCGTTCTCGTCCTTGTTTTCACTGCGCAGAAAGTCTTCGGCGATATCGCCGTAGCTCATCATCAGTGAAATGAAGGCGTCCACATGAAACCCCGGATGCCTGTCAGGTCCTTCTTTTGTTGCCCTGAATTCACCATTTCGAACGGCATGCACGCGCTCGGTTTCGGTGATTTCGTGGCCGCAGCCCTCGCATAGGTACCGGCTTTTTTGTGGATGCTTGCGATCGACGATGAGGTTCTCAAAATACTGCACCTGCGCATGACCGCATTCCGGGCAGTTGATGAACCAGAACCGCTGATCCGATCTGATAAAAGAACGGTCGACACGGCAATGACCAGGTTCGTCGCCGAATTCGTCGTCGGTGAGAACTTCCGGTGTCGACAGCTCCAGAATTTTGTAGGTCTTGCGCCGGCGATACGCCGTGAAGCGCCCAAAGAACAGCTCCTCTGGATCTTCACCGCCGCGAAGCAGATCCCATTTGGAAACCTCGTCCTTGATCCCGAACCGGCAGGTTTTTGCTGAAAGATCCATTTTCGAGTTCGCATTTCCAAGAAACAGCGAGCTGTCGCCGAACTTCTTTTCGAACTGCTTGGACCCTTTGACATTACCAGTCGACGACTTGCCGATGATGGTCTTGCCGATCTGCTTGTGCCAGGCATCAATCAGGTTCGCCAGCTTGCTGCTTTCCATATCCTCAAGCGCGCCGTCATTGGGCAATGCATAGAGAATATTGTCCGGCTGGACATGCGCGATATACAAACTCCAGGCAAGCGCAAGGATCGAAACCCCGGTTTGCTGGCTCTTGCGAACCGTGACCAGGTTGCACGGGTGGTCGACGTCGAGGCACTCGGCGATCGGCAAGAGATACGGCGCATCCTCCGCCGACCACAATTCCCCTTTCTGCGGTCCGTCCACCAGGACGATGTTTTCAGGCAGCCACTCGACGAACGGTGTCGGCGGGACAGGCCGGATTCCTTCGCCAAGTATCTTCGAGACGATGCGGAGCGCGCCGGGATGAGCGTTCATACACTCAGATCCTGTTGTGCCGGCAGCTCGTCGTACATCTCATCGGTTTCCGGTGCCGCTTCGAACACTTCCGCCAGCCTGTCCGCGATGGCGGTATTCAAATTGAAAGCCACCTTTCGCAAGGCAACCCTGACACCGGACTCTCCCTCGCGGGCGATTGCCTGTGCCAATGTGTCCGACTGGTTCGGCAGCCTGGAAACCAAAAGATTGATCTCCTGTGCACACGACTTTAACGCTTGCTCCAAGGTATCGCGTCGAACAAGACTGCCGACTTCCTCCTCCATTTGGAGCTGCGATCGGCGAAGCTTCAGCCACGCCTCTTGACGAAGCGCTTCATCACGTGAATCCGGATTTACCGGAGAGCCGGCACGAGGTTTGTCCGGTTGATCGAGCAGCGGCGTTTCGCTTGATAGCCGATCGGTCGCAAGCTTTTCTGAGTTTCCGAACCGCTCGAGCAGATGATCATAGTGAGCGAGACAAAATTTGGTAACACGGCCTCGCCCGTCTCTTTGAACCGGCAAATCATGAGCGTCGACCAACTTCCGGACGCTCTTCGTCACTGCCTGCTTCGTGATCTTGTCACGCTCGGCAACATGCGCCGGCGTCACCCAAAGATATTCACTTTCATCCATGGCTTGCTCGGCCACCTAGTCGGCTGACAACCGTTCCTTTGCTTGGTTGACAACCCTGACAACCCTGACAACCCAAATTTCAAACATGTTTTGCGACCGACTTTTCGGGGTACTAGCGCCCCGTGGGCGGCTGAGACCGGTATACGGTCCCTAAACCGATCAGCTGAACGCCTTGCCCGTGATCCGCTTGGCCTCATGGATGAAGCGGCGCGGCAAGACGACAGCAACGGTCGACTGCCAGGCTTTAGCGCTCTCGCCCTTGATCATCTCGTTCGGGATGATGACACCGGACTTCTGCTTCTTGATCGGCAGCCTGCCACTGCCTGTGCGAGCATAGACATGGCCGCCAAGACCAATCGCAACACGGGCCGGGAACTTCCCGCCCTTGATGAACTTGCCGGCGAAGATCTGACGCTGACCGAATGGCCTGGCGCTGACACCACGCCGCGTCTCACGGGCAGCGAAGTGTTTGAGCGCAACGTCGCCGCCTCTTGCTTTGATCCGGTAAGTCAGGCTGCCAGCGCTGGCACGGACGGGGATCATGGCGGCGCGGATGGTTCGCAGCTTCAGGCCGGTTTGCTTTGCCAGTGCCCTGCCCGTCTTGGTCCGCCCCTGGGAACCTGCCCGGTTCAATGCCAGCGAACCAATGCGGCGGATCGTCTTCGGCTCAAGCCTGGAGACAGCTTGGTCGAGGGTCTTGAGCCCGGATATGTCAGACCAGCGCATGTCCAGCATGGCAATCCTCAGATCATCACTTTGGTGATAGAGCCGTTGGCATGGACGATCGTTACGTTGACGAACCACCAATCAGCCGGAACGATCTCGATCAACGGTGCATCTGGATAAATCTCGCGCAGAAACGCCTTGGCGGTATAGAAACCGGGATCATGCGCCATGTCGTCGAACAGCTGCGCGCAGCTATCGATCTGATCCAGCGCGCACATGGCCCAACCCCAACAAAAACCCCGCGGGCGTGGCCAACGGGGTGTTCTTACCTTTTTCAGTGCGGTTGTTGTATGTCAAGTTGCAGCTTCCGGTCAAGAGAAAAATTTCAGGTCCGGTAAAACGGCATGCTGACGAGCCTGCAAGCTGCGCTGAGAGCATCGCCACGGCATGACGGGGCGCGCCGACTTCTCGATACCAAAGCCGCTCAGCGTGCGTGTGAGCCTGACAGCGAGGGCATTCAAGCACTCAAGCCAAAGCACATATTCCTGTCGTGCGACCAGGGCATTTACGGGATCAGGCACAAGATGGAACTTCCGATAAGCCCCGCGCTTGGGAACTTTGCGCTTCAAGTCCCATCCATCGTCAGCCTCATAACTGAATTCACGCCCCTTGCCGTCGAGCGTATCAATCACTTGCTTCCGCATACGAAACCAAAGCTCGCCGCCATTCGGACCGCGCAACGGCTCTCTTTCAGGCACATCGCCATAACCATCGGGTGCGCCGCCGAGGATCGCGTGCTGTCTGATCAATTGAGAAGGCGGCCGCCGCCAGCTCATGCGGCCATTGGATTGTGTGAGGAAGAGTTTTTTCTTGGCCGCAGACAGGGCAAGTGTCGCAAGATCATCAAACTGCAAAAGCTCCGGCATCGGGTTCCAGTCATCAGGAAGATCAAATGTGCAACTGTCCAGTGTAGCGACGGTCGCGTGAACGGTGATTGCATCCGGGTCCGGTTCACCTGCAGACATCAGATCCGGAACGACGCCATAACGATTTTCATCAATCCAAGCACCGAGTTCGCCAATGCTCGTAACAGCATCCCACGACGAAAAAGGGCCATCCCTTCCAGACGCCTCGCCTTTCGGCAACTCCTCGCAATAAGCCCACTTCAGCAGCTTTTCGATGTTGATGCGTTTTTTCATGAATTGCCCCGGTTTCGGAGTTGTTGGTTGGGTGGTCCAGTTGGTCCAGTGTGGTCCAGTCAGAAAATAAACTAACTGGACCGGTTTTCTCTTTGCATCTCAACAGCTTGACAGCGTGGTCCAGTTGGTCCGGGCAAATCCGCACCGTTAGAGATCAGGACCAAAGGGGTAGATCGCCTTTTCGCGCGCGCGGGCGCACGAGGCATCATTTCGCGTGGACCACATGGACCATATGGACCAGCCCTTGTTTTCATTAGCGAATTTCGGTCCAGACACCTGCAGGTGGTCCACACGGAGCATGGACCATCGCGACAGGAAATCGCCTCCACCCCTCTTGCCCTGTCTCTCACCACGCGGATTGCTCGCTTTGAAGATCTGGCGTTGGCGGCTCCACCGGCCAGTCAACGGCCTGCCCGACGGCTGCCTCGAACCCTGCCCTGCAGTCCGCAAGGCCCGGAAACATGTAGGCGCGCCGGCGCGAACCACCGTCCCGCGGGCGTATGTCCTGCAAATTCGGAATCAGCTTCAGCAGCGATTTGCCGAACTGGTTGAGGTCCGCCCGCCTCTTGATCCCTACCCTGTCGGCCGACGTCAGATATTCCTCATAGAGCTTCTGTTTTATGATGTACGGGTCCGGGCACCAGGTATCGTCCGCACTGAGGAGCGTTCCTTCGTGCAGGCGCTCGAACAGGAACTGGTCGACACTGTCGAGGGACCGGAGCTTTTGCTGCAACAGCGCGCCCGTTCGAGGGATCTGGCGAAGATTGACAGAGGACAGATCGAAGGACAGAAGGTCAGCCAGAAGCGCCTGACGGCCTCCATTGTCCAGCTCGGCGACCAATTCTCCGAAATATTCGTGGTTTTCCTTCGCGTGCGGCTCACAGTCGAGCACGCAATAGCGGCGCTCGTCCTTGCCAGCCGGCACCACCCAATCCTCGTTCGACGTCATCATGATGCGCACGAAATTGTCGAGGCGATACGGGTCGACACCCTTAGACTCGATCATCTGCGTCTTTGACGTGATCAGTCCCTTGAGCCGGCCTTCCGCAACCTTGTCACCGGCCCAGACCGCCTCTTCCGCCTGCAGCAGAAGGCAGGCGCTCATGTGCGCGTTGAATTGGCCGGTGATGTAGCGCGGGTCATCAACCTGGAAGAAATGCGGCGCAATCAGGCTTCCCATGACCTCGCCCATGATCGACTTGCCGGTGCCCATCAGCCCGCGCACGACCAGCGCGGTGCCAGGGCGTGAGCGCGGCGTCTGCAGCATGTGCGCAAACCAGCCGAACACCCAATTGAACAGATCGGCGTCACCGGCGCAGATGTTGGTCAGCATGTGATCCTTGAAGACAGACCAGCTGCCGGCGCCGGGATCCGGTTGATGGGAAAAGCCCTGCCAAAGGTTCAGATAACCACGTGTGCCGGGCTGATCGTCCGGGTTCGGATAAAACTCGATCCCGTCGAACTGGCGCCTGTGCCGCTCGCCCTCCCAACGCTTGGACCATGTGATGTTCTTGATTTTCCCATCCCCGCCATGCACTTGCGTCGGTTTGTTGCTGTAAAGCTTGTGGAATGCCTCGACCTGGACGACCCGAATGCGGTCCTCCTCCTTGGCGTGCGGTTGCTCGCGCACCATCGCCACCTTGGAACCGATCAGCACGAGCGACCATTCGGCGTTCATTCTTTCAAGCGAATAACCCCAATCCTCTGGAACGGGCAGTTGGGAACCAGTGTCGTTTTCCGTCTGAACATCGTCGTTTGGCAGGTATTCCTCCTGCTCATCGACGATTGCCGGCTGAGCCGCACCGTTGATCAGCTCACGGACCTTATCTCGTCCTGATTTTGTAGCTTTCTCAATACCTTCGGATGGTTTTTTACTATTTTGATCAATCTCTCGTCCGGCCTCGGGTTTCGCCTCAGACTTCGCGTCAAGTTCCGCTTTCAACTGTGCATGAATGTTAGGTTTCGGGGTCTCTTCCGACTTTTTCTTCTTGCTCACTCTGCCCCCACCAAAACATTGTTGAAGTCCATGCCTTCAGGCGCCCATGCCGTGCGCTGCTTGCGTCCGGGTCGTTCCCATCGCGCGTGCGATCGCTGCATCACCTGTTCGGCCGTGAACCTGTCACTGTCGCCGTCGCCAAGCCGAACCACTTCGGTAACCTGGTCGGGGATCAGAAGCGCTTTCGGGTCGGTCAGATCCGGCACCGGACCGGGCACCCGCTCGGGTTTTCCCGTTTTGTTCCTGCGCTCAGGATGCGCGATCGTTTTTTCGGCCTTGCCCCCCATGGATTGCAGGTCGATCGATGTCCAATAGGCTGTTCGTTCAAACTGAGCGGTTCCGAATTCGGCCACGGCAACCGACAGCGTGGTTTCCCACCCCTCGCCAATCACCAGCCGGGTGAAACCTTCAGGCTGAACCAGCTTGATCGACGCATTGCGTTTCGAGCCCCTGATCTTTTTGGGAACCAGAAAAGCGGCCCTGCCATCCTCGCGCAGTTCCGCATAGGGGTCCTCTATCGCGATTTTCTTGCCGGGCCGTAACGGGTCGATATACGTGATGTGCACACCGAGAAACTCGCCCCTGGCACCGGTGATCGGCGCAAGCATGGCCGGGCCGGAGAAAACGACGATGTATTCCCGCTTGCGGCTGCCGGGCACCGGACGCGACTGCCAGTAATTCAGATGCGGATTGAAACGCAGCGGCAGTCTGAATTTCAGCGGCATCAGCCCTCGGCCACGCAGATACTCAAGCCCTTCCGTTCCTGCGACCCGCCCGCCAAAATCATAGATCTTGCGCGCCTTGCGGATTTCGTCACGACGAAGATTTTCGGCAAATTCCTCCTGCTGCCGGCGCTTGGCTTCCCGCTTTGCCGCATCTTCGGCGATCTGCTGTTCACTCAGCGGCTCCGGCTCGGCTTCGCCGCCGAGCAGCTCCACGGCCTCGACAAACGATATCTGCTTGTATTCCTGCAGGAACGTGAACTGGTCGCCAGATGCGCCGCAGCCGAAACACTTGTAGGTATTGTCTCCGTCCAGGCAGTGAAACGACGGGGATCTTTCATCATGAAACGGACAGCAAGCCCAGAAATCTCCCTTGCCAGCATCGGTTTTTGACCGGTCCCAACTCACATATTGGCCGACGACGCTGGAAATCGGATTGCGGTTCTTGATCCGCTGCAACTCGGCATCGGAAAAGCGTTTGCTCATGCGCAGACTCCCATCTGCAACCGTGCCGTGCTATGGGCGATGGCATGAAGTCTGTTCACTGGATACTTATTGGCGCGCTCCTCCCGATCGCTCTGATCGTCGCATGGTCCATGCTCGATACAGCCTGCACACTCGAAGCAGCGAGTGCCGCCAACGAAACTGTTCGTGAATGTTATCGCAACTGGATTGGAGCTTTGAGTGGTTGGGCTGCCGCGATCGCTGCCGGGTGCACCATTTTTACAATTCTCTATCAAATCCGCAGCAGCAAGAACATCGCGCACAAACAGCAAATCGAAGCCAAGGTACTTTTCGATCGGGAGGTCATGAAGCTTTGCGAAGAAATCAATCGTGTTTGGAGAGACGCTGAAGATATTAATGCGCAATCTCGTGACGCCAAACACATTGAAAGACAGGCTGAATACGTGAAAAGGGAACTCGCACATATACACCGGCGAGCTGGACAACGTGTTCTTAGCAATCTTACGGGGATGATGCACCCGATTGAGGAGTTCAGGTGCCTGCGCATTTTGAACGCTATTGAATCCGCGAGCTCGACCGTGAAAGTTATTGGGTGGGATGAGGCTAACCAGGATACCGAAAGGTACGAGCCAGAAGGATTTCAATACATCGAAGAGATGATCCAACAATTCGATTTTCTGCGATATCGCCTTGAACAAGATGAAGAGCGAATACTTGTTGAAGTGTTTAAGAACAGAACAACACTGCGAAACCAAGCGTTTGAAAACCTTAGAGAACTCCTTGATGATGCTTTTACTGGTTTCTTGCCGCGAAATCCAGACAATCCCTTGTAACATTCCCCGCTCCCTATTTCTTCTTGCTGTTTCTGTCTGGAAGCGTTTTCCCGGTCAGTGCCGTGTGTTTGCGGACACCGTGCAGGACCGTCGTGTGATTAAGTCCGAAAAAACGGGCGATATCCGGCCACGTCCAGTCGGTGCCGGCACGCATGCCCCAGAAAGCGCGATAACGGGCAGCAACCCTGTCCTGTGACCGGCTTTTTTCAGTGAGTTCGGAAAACAGAAACCCCGTGCGCAGCGCCACTTTCTTCATGGTCAGGCGGCAGCCCTGCTTGACCCCGCGCTCCTTGGCCTGGCGGATCTCGAGTGCCAGGGCGCGCATCTTCGCGTCACGCAGTTGCGCGGGCGTCGGCGGCACGAAGGCCGGTTCCTGCAGCATTCGGGCGGCTGCCGCCGGCGACCGCATAACGATCACCGGTACACCGAGCCGCTCGGCCTCGCGCGCGCTGATGGCATAGGTGTTGGCCGCCTGGTGCGTCTTTGCAAGCTTCATCAGGCAGCCCTCCTGCCGTATTGCGGCTTGTCGCCCTTGAAACTGTCGCTGATGTTTTCAGCCCGTGGCAAAGGTCGGCTGTTCTGCCCGCAACAGCCGCACCATTTTGCGGTGTCGCGGCGTGTCTTGAGCCAGCGCTCGAAATCGCGGCCGGCGCTCGGAAACTCGTGCGCCAGGGTAACCTTGCAGCCCGCATTCAGGGCGGCTTTCACCAGGGGGCTTCCCTTTGCGCTGCAGTCGAGGTGTTCCTGAACCCGCCGCTCTGCAGTCGCTTCCGGCGTATAGCCGATATAATGACGCGCATGCCGGAACGGTGGATTGAAGTGAAGAACATAGACCGTCATCACGCCGCCTCGTCTTTTTCATCGGCGACGATCACGACAGCCCCATGACGGATTTTCACCCTCACTGACGCGTCGATCATGTATCCCCGACCCCAGACGGTCTTGATTTCGATACCGAACGGCGCAAGCTTTTTGCGAGCCTTGCAAACGAAAACATCAACAATCTTGAGTTCAGGCTCGTCCTTACCGTCATTCCGGTAAAGCGCCGCCATGATGGCGTCTTTTGTTGCCTGCGGGCGTGATAACAAACAGGCGACAACACGCTCCTCGCTCACAGTTAGCCCCCAATCCGGAGGAAGTGGAGTTTCCGCAAAAAGCGCATCCTCGAGTTGGTAGATACGCTCTCTGAGAAGCAGGTTTTCGGCTTCGAGCGCCTGGTAGTCTGCATCATTTGGCACGGCGCTTTTTCCTTGTGTTTCGGAAGTAAACAACGGCCATCGCTCGCCATTTCGGAACCCGATGCGCCAGCTTGAAGGAAGCAATGTCAGCCTGAAGATCCGGCGATGCCGATCGGATCGTGGTCGCCAGATTTTCAGGAATGATCGAAGCGGCGTATTCCTCGTTGAAAAGGAGTGCTTCCACGGCTTTGATGACGTCGCTGCTTACGGGTGCGCACTTTGCCTCAACGCAAACATCCAGGACCTTCCGCGCCCCAACGATGAACCGCCGCTTTACCAGGGATTTGATTGCCTCGATGGCAAGGGTTTCACCCTCCTTGAATTTGGCAAATGCAGGCGGCTGGCGAAGAATTGTCACACCGCTCAATTGGCACGCGCGGTCGACGTCAATTGCTTCCTCATCACCAGACGCAAGCAGCGAGTAATGCAACTGCATGGGCGTCACGTTCACGCGATCGCGGTTGTGCTTCACAAAGGCTGCAGCGCGGGAATTTGCTTGCTCGGCCTTTACGATCATCACGGGTATGAAGGCGATGCCGGGATGCGTTGCGGCGGCAGTTGCGGTGTGCTGGCCGTCCACCACATGCAGATCGCCGCCAACATCGACGCAGACCGGCGGTTTGAATGCTGCCCAATCCCAATTGGAAACAATTTTCCTGATCAATTTCAGGGATCGACCGGACAGGTTGCGCTGATACTTCACGTCCACACGGAGCGATGCCGGGTCAACATTCCTGAAGTCGGGCCGATCGGCGGCAACGAGACCGGGTGATAAGTCCGGAATCGCAATCGGCTCGATCGGGCGCGTTTGAGCTGTTACCGCCTCCATCACGCCGCCCTTTCCGCTTGGGCCGCGTCATTGGCGCCGTCTGCGAAGGCCAGCAATGCCTTGCCTACGAGGCCGCAGCCGTTCCGCATGGGCATCAGGATCGCGAGCGTTTTACCGTTGTCGGGCACGATGCGTGCAGGCGATCGATCATCGGCCGCAACTATGGAAATAGTGTCTGCCTGCCGGTGAAGTCGGCAAATTTCGCTCAGGTAACGAGTGCTGAAACTGCGTACATCGGACGGTCCCGACCAATTTACCGCGGACCCGCTTTCAAGACGTTCTGCGCATTCCTCAGAGTCGCTCCCCTTGCTTGCAACGACCACCATGTCGCCAGCGGAAGAAGCGCTGATGTCGACAGCGCGGCCACGCGACGACCCGGCGATCTTGTTGATCCGGTTCAGCACCCGCATCATCTCAAGCGGCGAGAAACGCAGCGATTTCACGTCGTCGTTAAAGTATGGAACAACGCGATGCCAATCCGGGAAAGCACCGTCAATCAGCTTGGTGAACAGGTGGCCGCCCGGATAATAAAACCGCATTTGCCTGTTTGACTGAAAGACAGACTGCGGTTGCGGCAAGAGCGTAAGGGCTGGCAGCGCCATTCGGGGTACAATTCTGCTTTCGTCGCAGTCATGATCATAGTCGTGAGCGACCAGCCTATGCCCATCGGTTGCAACCAGAACCGACTTTCCCTGCGGAGACTTCGAAAAGCAAAAACCGTTCAGGTAGTATCTGGTTTCTTCGGTCGAAATCGCACCACGAACAGCATCGATCGCCGCCAGCAAGCCGTCAGGGGCTTTCATTCGCTTTGTTTCGTCGTCTTTCGGAAAGTCGGGAAAATCCTCCGTCGGCAAGGTCGGCAACCGATATCGGCCACCGGAAAAGTAGATATGGACACCGTGTTCATCGCCCTGCAGGCGCTGAAGCCGGATCTTCATGTCGAAGGGCAAACTGGAAACCAGGTCAAAGAGCTGCAGGCCAGGGACAGCAACCTCCCCTTCGAAATGGCTTGCGGCAAATTTCATGGAGATCTCCATATCGAGATCTGTAGCCCGCGCCGCGCCATCCTTCAGAAGGACGCAGCTCAGGATCGGGATGGTGTTTCTCCGGTGGATGGCGGGTTTCACCAGGTTCAATGCGAGCCTCAAATCACCCGCGGTCGTTTCAATCAGCATGCCTGTATTCCCTTTGTTTCCAGAAAGGTTTCGAGGTCGCACTGATCACCAGCCTGGCGGGACCGGCCACGCCGAAACGCGGTCAGGTCGATCTGCCGTTCTGCAAGGGCGCGTTCCACGCGCCGGCATGCGGTCTCGAAATGGGAAGGGTCGATTTCAACCCCGACGAACGGGTTTCCGGTGTTGATGCAGGCAAGAGCCGCAGTCCCGGACCCGAGAAACGGATCAATCACCGGCTCGCCCGGCAGGGCGGAATTCCGGATATAAGCCTCGACCAGCGGCACCGGCTTTTCAGTCGGGTGGCTGGTGGCGTCCCTTTGGGGAAAATTCACAAGTTGCTTGTCGCCGCAATTGGCGATCGCGCGCGCCTCGCCGGCGTAGAGATAGAGCACGAACTCCAGGTTCTTCATGTACCAGCGGTTTGCCGTCGCGTTGATCTTGTTCCACGCCAGCAGGTTGTGAAACTTCAGTCCGGCGTTGCGCGCCTCGAGCTGCGCCTCAAACTGGTTCTTGTCATTTGCAAAGGCGTAAACGTCTGCATTCTTCTGCAGGCAGTCTGCGGCCAGTTCCATCACCTCTTGCCAGGTGATGTCGGTTTCCATCAGCGTGCCGGAATTGTCATAATCGGCCATCCAGCCGCCGCACATGACCTTGTGCTTCGCCGAGGTTTTTGCGGCCCCTCCGGATGTCAGCTTGTAAGGCGCATCGAAACAGGCAACGCGAAACCTGCGGCCGAGCGCCGGCACAACATCACGCGCATCACCCAGGAACAGCTGAATCTGACCGTCAAGGAAAGAGCGTGTCGGCTTCAGCACGTCACCGCACCCGTTTCCGGGCCGAACAGGTGCGGCAGGGTCGAAACGGCCTCCATGGCGCCGAGGGCTTCCAGTGAAATTGCGCGGGCAACCGCCTTGTCTTCGTTGAACGGCGGTTCATAGACATCCGCCGGCGGTCCTTCCGGATACGCGCGCCACATGGCAGCTGCGGCCGGGTCTGCATTGTCCTGCAGGTCGATGAATGACGTCAGCCGGGTCATGCCGTTTGCTCCTCAGTCCGATCGAGAGAGTTTGTTGCCGCGCTCGCGCCGTCCGCATAGGCGGCACAGACACTGCGAAGTCGCTGTTTCATGGCGGGGGTGAGTTCGTATCCTTCGCCGTGGCGCGTTGTGATCTCGACACCATGGGGGCGCAAAAGGCCGCGGATCTTGTAAATGCGGATATAGAGCGTGTCGCTCTCCGGCTCCTCGCCTCTCAAGTCGGCATAAAGAATTGCTCGAAGGGAGTCGTGCGTGGCAAACGGCCGCTTCAGGAGATGGCGCACAACCTTTTTGTCCTGATGCGACAATCCGAAATCCGGCGGAAACTGGATTTCGGTGTCCATCAGCTGCGCCTCGAGATAGTCGACCTGGTCGCGCAATGCGTCGATGGTCTCGTTCAGAAACTTGGTTTCAAGTTCATGGGCGGAAGTGGTCGACATGCCCTCACCTCACGCTTTCGCAGCGGTGCGGCAGCGGTCGCCAAGGGCGTCCCAGCCATTCGCCCACCATGCGCCACCACGCGCCATGCGCCTGCACAGCACTTCCAGCACATGGCAGATCAGCCGCAACAGGGCCGAAACCCACTTTGTACTCCATTTGTTCTTCCGCATCTCTGGCCTCCGGACACAAGGGAATTAGCGGTTTAGCCGCCGTTCCATCTCTTTGATTGCGTGACGTGTTTTCCGCCGCTCTTCCTCGAGTGCAGCTTCTGAAAGCCATTGCGGCGGTTCCGGTAGCAGGACCGCCAGAAAGTCCGGCCCGTAGATCCAGATAGCCTTGATGATCTGGGTTGCCTTGGGTTCACGGGGGCTGGACCCCAACCACGCCTCTACGGTTCGCAGCGAAACACCAAGGTCCGCCGCAACAGCGGCTGCAGTCGCAGTCGGGTACCGGTCTCTGAAAAAGCGCGACAGGCGATCCATGTCGATGCGCAGAGCCTGTGGCCGTTTCCGCAAGAGATGGCTTTCGGTATCGCAAAACAGGGTCATGACAACCTCCACGGGAAAAAGAGAACAAAAATAGAACTTTTGTGATATGAAGTCTGCGGCCCCGTCGCGTGTTGACGCACCCAACGGGGCCTGTCACCCACCCCTGCCAAACCAGGAGGAGATGCATTTGTGTATTCTGAAAAACAATCATTCGCCGTCTTCCTCCGGCTCAAAGCCTATGGAGACTGATAAATGGACAGTGAAATTACCGACGCCCTGGACGCTCAACGAGGCCGACTGAGCGCTCTCGAGGCGCTGTTGATCCCCCTCGTCCTCAAGAGTGACGACCGGGATTTCCTCTTCCGAGACGCTGAAATTATTCTTTCGGCGACCGAAAAGCGTCTTCTGAAGAACGATGTGTTCCCGGACGAGCGACGCGTTCATATTCAAATGAATACCGCGCGACAGACCCTCGATAAATTGCGTAATCTGTCGACACCTCCTGAATTCGACTAATTCTGCAGGCTGTTCGTTCAATCCAGCTGTCTCCAGCGTTTCAATGCGGATACTACCTTTTTCGCTGCGCATGGAGATGCCGCCTGCTTCGGTGATCAAGCCGTCTGGCAGCCGGTGCCGTCCTGGCCAGAGCGTGGACAGCCATCCTTTCAGTCTACGCGCCAACGTCGGTGCTTTCCGCAATGGGCGCGTACCGATTCCGCAAGACATGGTCATTTGCAACCTCCAAATTGCGGGCGGACCTTCCGCGTGAGCCTTTTTCCCTGAAACGCGAGACTGGCCTTCAACCAACGGAGAAACCGATGCCAATCCCATCGTCCGACGAAATGCTGGTAAAAGAGGAAATCAAAGCTGCCGTCTTCGAACAGGCCTTTATAGAGATGGCCCTGGAATTTGAGCGACGAGACCGGGTCGGGTTCGAAATGGCAGCGACACGCCTCGATACCATGCTCGATAATTTCGACACCAAGCGCTTCCGCCTCCCCTCTACGGCTCCTGCTTCGCTCGATGAACGCGCGATCAAGCAGGAAGGACAGGCTCTTGCCTTCGAACGTTTCAAGATGTCGGTTGACCGCATTCTCAATCGATTGCGCAGACGCCAATAGTCCTTCCGCGTGTTCTGGCCGCGTCTCGGCCTCGCGGCGCTCATGATTGGCTACCCGCAGAGCCAGCAGCGCGACCCTGCGGCTATAGGAGCGACGGTAGCCGCGCACCGAGTGCCCGGTCTGGAAAGCACAGGCCGCATCGGCAAGCCGCCTTTTCAAAGACCAGCCGCTCATGCTACGCGCCAACGTCGGTGCTTTCCGCAATGGGCGCGTACCGATTCCGCAAGACATGGTTATAGGGTGGCTACTATGATTTTTCATGAGTTCGGTCCAAATGAAGTTTTTTGTGGGGGTTCTTCGACCAATAGTCGTCAATGAATGCTGCAATTCTCGCTGCAGTTCGCGTACGAACGTCGAGTCCGTTCCGCAATCGACGGACGAGATTGGGATCACCCACAGCTGCTTTTCCAAAGGCCGACTGAGGCATCTCAGATGCCACCAGAAAGGCCTCAACCATTTCTGTGATGCTGGACATAATAGCAAACTTTCACATTTGCTATTATGCGTCAATAGCATTCTTCACTGTTTCAGGCGATTAGCATGTTTGCTATTAATGACATCATGTCAGAACATTGGAAAATAAATCTGCGCCAGGTGATTGAGTCCAAGGGCGTCTATATGAATGAGCTATCCAAACAACTGGGACATAACGAGAGTTATATCACTCAGTTGCTGAACAAGTCTCACACACCGTCAGTAAAGACGTTGGCCAAGATTGCTGAAAAACTTGGCGTTCCAGTATCTGACTTGATGGGTTCCGGCGAGCCTTCTGGCCATTCTATAGAACAAGCAAGCATCGGCGACCTGACACAGGGATTGGATCTCAAAGGCGCAAAGGTAAGTAATGTTGAATGCTTCCGGGAAGCATACCGGGAAGCAATGGAAATTATGGCCGCAGCGAAAGAAGACAAAAGCAGCAGAATAGACCCACCCGCATTGGCGGTAATGGTTTTGGGTATATACGCTGAGAAAATAGCAAAAACAAAGGGCGAGTAATTCCAGTTAGCCTCAAGTCTTGGTTGCAAGATTAACAGTCTCCGTCTAAATTTAACAAAATCATAATTTTCGGGAGCGGTGCAACGTGAAGCCAGATAACTACAACCTTTTATACAACTTTTGCGTTAGTGAACCGATAATACCTCCCGAAATTTACTTCAAGAGGATACTAAATTACATTACCGAATTTGATATCCAAGTTGTCGCCGAGATTGCGTGTCTGCGGGCGTACGGACACAATAATTTTCAAGGCTTGGAACCACGAATTTCGGATATTCGGTATCTTGAATTTCTGGAGAACCTGGAACCGTCCATCACACTAGCCCTATGCAACTCAATTGTAGAGCAATGACCCAGAATACGGTTTTTGAACTGGATTTGGATGACGTTGAGCGCGGTAGCGCTGACTCACTAACGCAAAGACTACTGTCTGTCTGGAAGGCCAGCCAGGGCCACCTTACGGACGAGTTGGTAAGCGTATCTCCGTCGCTTTTGATGTTTGACGGACAACCGACAGGCAACTCCGCTCCAAACATGTTGATTGCGGGAGAAAATTCTCTTGCCTCGCGAATTCTCGGAGCCGACTGGGCGGATAGGCCAAAGAAAGCTGTGAGCTCTCTTGATGATGAATATGTTGAGCTCATTGGACGCGGTTACAAGAAGGCAATTTTCGAAAAAAAACCAATCTTTGAATACGTTGCAACTAGTCTGACTTACGGTTTTGAACCGACTGTTGAGCTGAAGTATCAGCGCTTAATTTTGCCCTTTCAGACAATTTATGGATGTTCGTTTCTGTTTTGTTATTCGCACGACGTTGGGACGAACCGACCTCTAAGGCATCTTCTGCCAGGCGACAAATCCCTTCAGATGCAAGACCCACAAAGTATGGGTCACGCCAAACCTCCATCTTCGGTCTTTTCTTCCAAATAACTCCCGATGGATGAGCAAAACTGTATCCCCACGTCGTATGGTATTTTCTTTTTATCATTCTTGGTTCCATGAACCCATAAATCAGGTTGGGTCGCCATCTCCAATATGCGGATAGGATCAGTAACCTCTGCAAATGGCCCAGAAAGTTACTGCCTCTCATGTCCTCTCGAACATGTCCCTCGCCGACGTAAACGAAGGGGCCGCCTGTGAGGCCAAGAAAAGCAAATGAGCCCCTGCCCATCTCAACTTTACCCCCATCCTCGGCGTCAAAACAGCGTTCAAAATAGTCGATTAGGTGGCGATCAAGTGAGCGGTCTTCAAAAGGCAGGTATTGCGATGCAACTGTGCACACACAGCTGCCATCTTCATCGTACGCGCCAGCCCAGAGAACCTGGTCAGGAGGAAGGGTATTTAAGGACCTTCTGAAATGCTCACCGACAAGGTTTGGTTTTCCAACCTGTCTTGTCGCTACTTCAAAATCGGTCACTTCGTTGGCAACCATTACTTCCGCGGCGCCCAGTGTTTTCAGCTCTTTGTTCAGAGAAGAAATCGCTTCAGATATTTTCAAATCGTTAGGTTTAAAAAGTCCAAGAGCCGTCACGTTTGGGCATTCCCCTTTTAATATTCGTGATAGCGTATCACACTTATTGTTGGAAAAAAGCGGCTATACGATACGTTTAATTGCTGCAGAGATTCTCACAACCAAGCATCTTAAATCCGGAAAACTAGCGATTAAGCGTCAGGTGTCCGGTCATGTCGTTGAGCAAAGAATAGCATTTGGTTTTTAATTTGATATTTCTGATTGACGAATAGCATTTATGCTACTAGCTTTCTTCCCCATTGGAGAAGGCAATGCAAGACCTGACTCACACTTCCTCCCGCCGTCCTGACGCGACTTCCCATCGCGAGAGGCTTGAGGACGGCTCCGGCCAGGATCTCCGGCCGGAAAGGCTTGCCACAGAAACCGGGCAGAGACCCGGAAACGCCGCCCCATCGAGCGGATCATCTCCTCTCAACAGCACAAGGAGCGCGCCATGATCTAGCGAACCAGGGCAACGGCGTGCGGATGACCTCTGACTAGGCACAAATCATCTCTTCCCGCGCCGCCCCGCCAAGCAGATCCGCTGCGGTCTGTTTCGCCAGGCTTTTCCCGAACAAGGAGTTTTCCGAAATGACTGATCCCGGAGGAGTCGCAGCCGACCAGCTGCGCGCCTTCATCGAACGCATTGAGCGGTTCGAGGAAGAAAAAAAGGTCATTGCCGATGACATCAAGGACGTCTACGGCGAGGCCAAGGGCAACGGCTATGACGTCAAGATCCTGCGCAAGATCGTCTCCTTGCGCAAGAAACAGCCGCACGAGCGCGAGGAGGAAGAAACCGTCCTCGACCTCTATCTCCACGCGCTCGGAATGCTTGGCCCGGACGACGATCCGGGCGCCGGATCGGAACCAGAGGCGGGCTGATGCGGCAGGTCTCTGATCTTCAGAAGGATGACGCGAAGCGGGTCGACCCGCCCGCGGCGCATCGCGCGCGGCAGTTCATGGGCGAAACCTGCCAGGTGGTCGAGGATCTCTCCTCAACCCTTGGCGATCTGGAAATTTGCCTGGAACGCCGCCCGCACGATCGGGCGGAGATCCTCACCCTTTTCAAGAACTTCAAGAAACGCGCGATGGATCTCCACGGCAAGGCGATCAAGGCGTTTCAAGACATCGAAGCCGGCCGCTAGGCCGAGGGAGCTTTCATGCAAACCATTTATGTCTACGGCCCGCCGGCGAGCGGAAAGACCATAAATCGCCTTTTGATCGCGGAGTTTCTGAACTGCGACACGATTGTCGACGGCTGCTGCATCAAGATTGGCGGCCGAAAAGCCTTGAAGATCGGGCAGACGTTCCCGGAAGACGCCGGGCAGTACGACCGGACCTACGATATCGAGGAGATACGCAAGTATATCCTGAATCATCCCAAATTCGCGCATCGCTGGTCTGACCCTGCACCCGCACCGATCACGGTCGGTTGGGATCTCGCTTCAACCGCCAAGCATATCGCCGATTTCGAACCTCGGCTCAGTTCGGCTGAAGGGAAAACCGCAAGGCCGGACCCAGAACCCTGGCGCCCGCAGCTCGGCGATGTCGTCCACCTGAAATCCTGCCATCAGGGCATGACCGTTGTTTCCGACTGCTGCTGCGGCCCGGTCGACGTGTCGTGGTTCGACGGCACCACCCTCCAGACCGAGACCTTCCCGATCGAGTGTCTGGCAACAAGCGAACGAAACGACGCCATTCCATTTTGAGGAGCCCTGCCATGAACCAGATTTCCCAAAAACTGACAGTCCACGACCCGGCACCGATGATGATGGCCTCCGGGCGCGTGGTTGACCTTGCCAATCTGCAGGCATCGGACATTCATTGGCCGGACCTGGTCGAGAACCTCGTCAAGATCCCGCGTTTCAACGGCGCGACACAGAATGTCACCTACACCGTCGCGCAGCATTGCTGCCTGATGCATGACCGAGCTGCGCCGCAATACAAGAAATTCGCGCTGCTTTATGACTTCGCCGCAGCGTTTTTCGGTGAACCGTCCGTGCCGTTCCTCTGGCTTGCTGCCAACCATACAGACAGCCGTAATGCCTTTATCGAGGCGATGCGCGAGGCCAAGGGCGACCTGTCCGACGTCATCAACGAAGCGGCCGGCCTCAAGGACGAGGACGACGATCAGGCAATGCACGATCGCCTCAATTATGTCAGGCGCATCGACAGGAAGCTGATGGCCTCCGAAGTCCGTGACGTCATGTACACCTCCCTCAACGGTCCACACTGGTCTTTCCTGCCGGAACCCTTCCCGATGCCTGTCAAGGCATGGGGCCAGGACAAGGCGCGCAAGGAACTGGAAACCCGCCTGTTTCTCATCGGCATCCATGTGAGGGGCTGA